ACTGCATGTAAGTATAGGTCTTCATATCTAAATTCTTTTACATCTTTAAATACTGGCTTTAGCATTATAGATCCATTCTAATAGTTCATGTTTTGGTTCCCAGCCAAAATCATTTTTTGCTTTGTTATTATCCGCCAACGTCTCTTTAACTTCACCTGGCCTATCTTCTATGTATTGTACATTATTGCATATAGTTTTGGCAATATCTAATATAGATATATTTTTACCAGTCCCAATATTATATGTTTCTCCAAATATAGATTGATTATTTGAAGTAGCTGCTAATATGTTAGCCTCTACTGCATCTTTAATATAAGTAAAGTCTCTTTTTTGAGTGCCATCCCCAACTATAGTTAATGGTAAACCCTCTTTGAATTGTTTTAAAAATAGCCCTACTACTGGTGCGTACTGGCCTTTTAATGGATGTCTTTCACCATATACATTAAAATATCTTAAAGAAACAGTCTCTAATCCATATAGGTTAAAATAAACTCTCATTAAATTTTCTCCAAATATTTTAGCTGAAGAATAGGTAGTTAGTGGATCTGGTTTTTGAGATTCAATATTAGGCAATGTATTTTTCTTTCCATATGAAGATGATGTACTTGAATATATTACACGCTTTACATTATTTGTTTTAGATGCTTCTAAAATATTAAATGTTCCAACAGCATTAGTGTGCATTGATTTTCTTGGACTCTGTATCGCAATTTGAATTCTAGCATCTGAGGCTAGATGAAATACGTAATCTACACCTTTAAACAATGGCTCAATTAAATCATAATCACATATGTCATATTTATAGTTATCTGCTTTGCTATTCCAATAAAATTGTTCATTTGACACAGCACTTTCATTATCTATACATATAACCTCATGTCCTAAATCTATTAATCTATCAACAATATGGGAGCCTATAAATCCAGCACCTCCAGTAACTAATGATTTCATTTAATTTTCCTAAGCCATAGTTGCCAACCACGATTAATTTCTTCTAGATAAGGCTTGTGTACATTTAAAAATGAGTCTATTGCTAGTCTTGGGGCATAGATATCTCCATCTGGATGGGTCCATTCGTAATCATCAAACGCCATAACTCCGCCAATCTTAAGCAAACCCCAGGATAAAATAGCATCAGACAATACAGTATTTGCTGTATGGTCGCCATCAATATAAATAAAATCATATTGTTTATCTCTATTATTAATTAAAAAATCTGTGCTACTAGTTTTATATTTTAATATCTTGTTAAAAAAGGGCTGTATTCTTTCATCAAATTTTTTTTCGACTTCTCCCATTGTAAATTGCTGTTGAAGTTCGCCAGCATGTTCTAAACTTCCAGCCCAAGTATCTACGCATGTAAGTCTTGCGGAATCCGAAGTAAGAATATTTTCTAACATGTAAATTGCACTGTCGCCAGTAAATGACCCTATCTCTAAAAATTCTAGACTATCTTTGCCATTATATTCTCCTAAAATATTTTCAAAATTTGTACTTGCTTTAACCCCATCAAACCAGTTTGGAAAATTTATTTTTTTATTTGGGTCTATATCGTATTCATGTATATATTTTTCTTGACCTGGCTCTCCTCCCCATTTTTTTATATAGTGTTCATATATACCTTTAACTTGCAAATCCCAGTCTGTCGCTTCTTTTTTATCTTTTAATGTTGCTGACCCTACGTGTGAAACTCCGCCAACACGATCCATTGGAACATAAGTTATTTCTCTGTCAGTTATTTCTTTAATAACATATCCTTTTGATCTAACTCTTCTATAATAATCATTATCTAACAAATATCCATTTTGTTGAAATGGCCAAGCCTCGTCTCCCCATGGACCAATATCTTGAAATGCTTTTGTGTTAAATGCACACAAGACATCATAGTTTGTAAAAATTACTCCCCAGTTTTCTGAAATTGTTTCTGCGTACTTTACTAACTCTAAGTCTGTATCGTCATGTACTTCACCATCATTATGCATAAAAGAATAAAAATCAAAACTATTGTCTATAGCATATTGTCTCATTATATTTTGAGTTTCTGTAAATGTCATTCTACGTTCTGGATTCCATACCCTAAATTGTGTATTTTCATAAACTGAATTAGGTATTTCTTTTTCAGAGTTGTTAAAAATAATATACTCATCATAAAGATCTAACTTAATACTTTTTACTGCTTTTTCTAATAAATCAAATCTATTTACGACAGGGATAAATATAAATTTTTTCATCTTTTTTTAATTAATCCAAACTGTTCTAAATACCTTTGTATAGTCATAGCAGAAACATTACATTCTTTTCCAATTTCAGTAATTGTTTTTTTTTGGACTATGTATCTACGATATAGCCAATCTTTACTTTGATATAATTTCATGGAGCTGCCATTTTATAAAAATGTTTAAATTGATTATATGGTATAACATTTGGGTCTATCCACCAATCTTCATGCCAGTTTCTTACTACTAGTGCATATCCATATGAATCCAGTATTTCTCTTTGAGCATCTCTTTCCGAATTTTTTTTAAAATCATTTAGGGCTTCATGCTCATACGTTATAACAGTAAATCTATATTCATTTAATGGAATTTGAATTAATCCATGCAATGAACTTGCATTATCTCCTAATTGTTTTGCATTTTTATCAAAACCAGCATCAATATCTATTTGAAGAAAGTCTATTTGATTTGGAAAATTGTTTTCAACAAAATATTTTTTATAGTCAAATTTTCTTGCATCTTCTAAAAGGCATGGATTTATTCTGACATCAGCATGTAGTAGTTGGTATTTTGGTAATATCTCGAGGGATAGACCATTCCATTTAAATTCTTTTTCTAAGTAATAGGTATTACTTCCTTCTATTGGATGATTTGCACCTAACTCTACATAATAACCATTTATTTTTTTATTTAAAATTTTAATTATAAAGTTTTCTTGATCGCTATCTCCATATTCTAAATTAAAGTTATTATTTGTTTGTGTTCTTTCGCTCATCGTTTAGTTAACACCTCATTTGAATAATGTGCGATGCCAAATGCATCTGCTACGTCAAAATCTGTTAATAATAATTTATATTTATTATTAAAATAATCTACAGTTCTTTGTTTACGCATATTTCGTAATTGGTTTTTATACCAAGATTCTGCATAACCAGGATTTTTTAATCTTATTTCAGACTTTTCATCTTTCGTTGGATTTTTGTTGCCAATGAACGCCTGCCACGAGGATGGGCTAATAGTAATAACCTTAGCGCCAGTAGACATAAGCTCAGCAATAACAACTCCATATACATATGATAATTTTATCACAGCATCAGGTGATCTGACAAGGATTGCTCCTTCTACTACGATATAATCTGACTTTAAATTATCTAACATTGCTGCTACTTTAATCTTTGCATCATGTATTTTTTCGTATATGTCTGCACCAGATAATTCAATTTTTCCCCATTTTAAAGGAATATTATTTTCCATTAAACAAAACGCAACTGAAGTAGTAGAGGCATCTATGCCTAGTACACGATATGCTTTTGTTTTAACTAGGCTAGCTAAGTTCACCTAATATACCCCATATCATTTTTTTACTTTCATATGTTATATTTTTTTCACATGTAGCACAAATATCATTTTGATTATATCTACTTAGTTTTGTTTTACAATGTTTACAAGATCTAACCGCACCATTTTTAATAGCTTTTTTTTCGTAATATTTTTCCATAATTCTTTTGTTGGTTGCAATCCTGCAGCATTCATCAGTACAATATTTTTGATTATGTGTTTTTGGATTGAAGTCTTTATTACATTCTTTATTTAAACAGATCATATTTTAGGAACCTCATATTGATCTATCTGTACTGTTCCTATTAGGCCTGAGTAACATTCCTTTTTAATTGGACAATAGGTACAAGGCATTTTAGATTTAGATGATCCCTTTGGGCGCATTGGTAGGTCTCCGTCTTTAAAATTATCCCAAACCTCACGCATCCATAAAAAAGTATCTTCAATAATTTTAGTATTTTTTTCATTCATTGAAACTGGTATTACTATAAGCTCTTGGGTGTTTTTGTTTTCATACAAAAAGAATCCTTCTTTAGCATTTTTTAATTTCATATAAGTTAACAGTTGAAGCAAATGATTTGCAGTCGGCTTCATCTCTGATTGTCTTCCATCCCAAACCTCTTGTTTGGCAGTTTTAATTTCACCAATTACTGTTTCATTATCGTATTCCATAATTAAATCTATAAAGCCACGGATTGGAGGATATTCATTTACTATCTCTTCTTCTTCCGCTCTCCATTCTGGCATTGTTTTAATTAAATTTTGTAGTCTTTCATGGGCTTGCGTACCTTGTGCCATGTTGGCAACTGCAACAGCATCGTTGTCGTCAATAAACATTGCGCCAGAAAAAGCCATGTACCAATATCTTGGGCAAGTTCCATGACCATACCCTAAAGAACTTGGACTAAAAGACTTCTTTGTCATTTCTCCATCAGCACGTTTTGTATTTCTATATGATTCATCAAGCAATTGTGCAAATCGTTCTGGGTCAAAATGCTTTCCCGTATGTTTTTTAAATTTAAGATTTTTTACTATATCTCTACCCATTATGAGCTATACCTAACGACATACTTAAGTGCATCTACAAGTTTGTCTATAGACTCTTTTGCTGAATAATAAATATTTTTCTTATTGTTATTTACAGTTCCTGCTTTATCTTTTGCAATAGTAGAATATACTGACGCCATCATAGAAAATTTAGTTGACATAGCTTGAAGCTCTATAATTAAATATGGTGCTTTAGCAGATGGAACATCTGGGTTCATTAATAACTTTACTACAATAGCCAACGCTTTATCTAACTGTTCATCATTCATGTACTCATGAAGATCGTTAAACTCAGTAATAGAATTAATTAACTCTAATGTATTTTTATCTTCCACTATTTATCCTTTTTTACTTTATATGGACCAAGATCGGCTTTAATAGTGCCATCTTTTCTAAGTCTTATAATTCTACCATTTTTAATAATTGTTTTATTAAAAGGTATTTTATTATTGCTTCCCATTTTTATCCTCCCAGCATTCTACTAATTGTTCTAGCAAAGCCCATTCAATTACTGCTAGCCTGATTTTGCTACTAGATGGGCCAAGGATGAGTTTGAGTACTGGATTCTTATCCCTACTAACTTTAAAAGTATCTGTACATATCTTAGCCCAAATACTTTTTGAAATAGAGATTGATTTTTCGTACTCTTTATAATCCACCACAAAATTTTTCCATTGAGCGTCACCTTTTTGATAATCACCACGTCCACTATTTTTTTGTTGTCTTGCGCCATCTCTTTTAGCCTCTGATCTTTCCGACATTAGCCATTAACCTTAAATTGATTGTCATGTCCATCTGGACATTTCCAAGAAATAGTAAATGTTGCTGGATCCCAAAATGCTTTTTCTGCATCTTTATCACACTTAGAACATGGCTTTGTTCCAGGTATTTCTTCAACTCCGTTTTTTTGTAAAATTTCAGGTTTATCAAAAAACTCTTTAAGATTTGGCATCTATATCCTTAACTAGTTTATCAACAACCTTTGGATTTTCTTTTAAATACGCAACTGCTTTAGCACGACCTTGAAATCTTTCTCCATTAACTGTATACCAAGCGCCACCTTTTTCTACAATGCCACACATTTCTGCAACATCTAAAGATTCTCCTACTTGATCTACTCCTAAAGTTTCTCCTTGGTAATAAAAATCATATTGTCCAGACAAATTTGGCGGACCAAGTTTATTATAATCAATAATCCAATTAACTGGTCTTCCAACTCTTTGTTCAATAACTTTATCTCCAACTTTGACGCCGTCTTTAATAGCGTTAGCCTCAGCTTCAGAAGACCAAAGCTTAATAACAGTAGAAGAAAAGAATTTTACTGCCATTCCTCCTGTTGGTATATGTGAAGCATGCATGGATCCAAATTGATTTCTTTGTTGAGAAATTAAAACAAGTAATGTATTTTTATTAGCATAATTTAACATCTTAACTGCATGTGTCATATCTTTTGCTTCTGCGCCTATTTGTTTTGTATCCTGCAAATCTTTTAATTCATTTCCATCTTTTTCAAAATAAATTGCTGGCAGCAATGCTGATATGGAGTCCACAACAATAATATCAACTTCTGCTTCCATTAATTTTGTTGCAACATCTACCATATCATTTACCGTTTTTGCGGATGAGTATATTAATTTAGATGAGTCTACTCCAAGTTTTTCTGCCCACGACTGGTCATATGATGCTTCTGCGTCAATCCAAGCACAAGACTTGCCTTCTTTTTGAGCCATAGCAATCATTTGTAAACAAAACGAAGATTTACCAGCAGACTTATTGCCCCAAACCAATACCTGTCTGCCAAAACCTAGTCCACCTTTTAACGCCATATTAAGACCAATGCTTGGTGTTAGTTGTTTTTCTACTTTTATATCTTGTGCTGACTGTACTCTTGCTCTTGTTTTTGGATCTAATTTTGATAATATATCATCTATTAAAATTGTCATTGATCTTCTCTCTACGTATACTTATTATATCATTAAAATAAGGATTTACTTCTTTATAGCAAAAGTCATTTGATCTATTATTTAAAATAGGAGTCAAAGGATCATCAATTTGATTCTGTAGCAACATCCTGATTATCAGTCGGTTGTTCAATTTTCTCCTTTAATTGAAATACAAATTCTTTTGTTTCTTCATTGTATTCAACATTTAAACCCTTTTCTTCATTACCAGCATTAATAAAAACATCAATTGGCACATTAACTACTTTTTGATTTTCTAAAATAGCTAATAAAATTTTTGTAATATTCATAGATTGAAATATTTCATTTGGATTTTGTGTCATTTTATTTCCTTTATCATTAGGGTTCCATCTTCTAATTTTGATAGAACGGGTTTGCTTTTCATTCCTTCACGCATTCTTGCTAACACCTTAGCATACATTGCTGGGAATGCTATTGCTCGTGTGAGCTGTTTGTTTTTATCTGTCATAACAATATGCGCCATTGTTTTGCCAGCTTTAGTTTTATATGGATTAAAGTTAATAACTAATTGTTCGTCATCTTCTAAATCATATTCTTTTCTATATAAATAGTCTACAAAAAGATCTGACCCATTTGGATCTATATCATTTACTTTAATATACCTTGCAATACGATTATCTCCAACAAGAATAAAATACATCTGCCCTGTTTCAATTTGCGTCTGCTCATTATGGAATAAACCTATTGATCCAGTTTCATCTACTAATTCTACTCTTGCCCACCCAGTACCACGCTTAATACTTTTAACCATTCCAAACATTGGGAATGATCCTAAATCATCAAAATCTTGAATTGGTTTTGCTTGAGCTTTAATTCTTGGTGGTATTGATTCTAAATTAAATGTAGGAATACCTAAGTATTCGTAGTAGTTTTCTTTTTCCTTACCGTCTCTGAGATTGTCCTCAAAAGCAGCACCGCCAATAGCATTAAGAGCAGATACAGCCCTACTGTTAATCCCGCTGCCTTTCGCAGAGGCTTTTTGTACGAAATCGGAATAATTGGCATATGGCCTTCTTTCTATAATTTTATTTGCAATGCTGTCTGAGATAAATTTAACTTCAGCTAAACCAAATTGAATTGCTTTTTCTTTTAATGAAAAATATACATCTGACTCATTAATGTGTGGCAGCAATACTTTAAGATTTAATCTTTTAGCCTCAATTAAATATTCTGTTCTTTTGTCTTTATCGTTTTCGTTTTTAAGAATTGAAAAAATAAATTCAAGCGGGTAATAATGTTTAAGCCAAGCCGTATAATAACTAAGCATGGAATAAGCAACAGCGTGACTACGATTAAAAGAATAACCTGCGTGAGCTTCAAAATCATGCCATAGGGATTCCGCTTTCTTTTTAGAAATGTGTTTTGAAGCCCCATCAACAAATTGATCCTTGAACTGGTCGAACTCTTTTGCATCTTTCTTCTTTCCAATAATCTTGCGGACCTTGTCAGCCTCTGACCAAGACATACCACCTAAATGTACGCAAGCCTGCATAACCTGCTCTTGATATATGATAACACCATATGTATTCTCGGTAAAAGGTTTCATTATTTCATGAACATAGCTAACTGCTTCTAGTCCATGTTTTCTACTAATGTATGAGGCACCCACTGTATTCATTGCTCCTGGTCTAACTAAAGCGTTAGATGCAGCAAGGTCTTCAAATTTGTCTACTCCCATTTTAATTAATAGATTTGTATAGGGAGTTGCTTCAGCTTGGAATACTCCTTTTGTGTATCCTTCGCTCAATGTTTTATAAACATCTTTATCATCAAATGGTAAACTAGATAAAACAATTTCTTTATTGTGTCTTTCTTTAACTGCTTTTATTGTATCTGAAATTACCGATAGTGTTTTTAAACCCAAAGCATCTAATTTAATTAAACCAATATCTGCTACAGTATCCATATCGTAAGCAACAACTGGTATTCTTCCTGAAACTTTATCTTGAGCATCCTCACGAGATTCAATAGGTGCAAAATTTCTTAAATCATCTTTTGCAACTACAACTCCAGCAGCATGAACTCCAACGCTTCTAATCTTTCCACGTAATCTTTCTGCAAGCCATACAACTTCTGGATACTTCATTCTAAATTCTTTTGTGTTAGGAGACTCTATAAAATCTTCAAATGTATCAATTGATTTCATGGCACGATTAACATCTGAAAGCGGGACCATAAATACACGAGCAGCGTCTCTAACAACACCCTTGTCTTTAAAATAAGTATAGGTTGAAATAGAGGCTACGTGCTTAAATTTCTTTTTAAGATAGTCTTTAACCTCTTTACGGCGACGATCTTCAAAGTCAGTATCAATATCTGGGAAGTCATTTCTTTCAGGGTTAATAAATCGGAAAAACAATAGGTCATATTCAATTGGATCTACATCGGTAATTCCTAGCGCATAACATACTAGTGAGCCTGCAGCAGATCCACGTCCAGGACCAACCATAATATTATTTTCTTTAGCCCAATTAATCATATCGGCTACAACTAGGAAATACGAAGCAAATGATTTATCTTTAATTATTTCTAACTCTTCAATTAATCTTTGCTCATATGTATCATTTCCTAGCCATGACGAGGTCAGGTGTAGTGTTTCTAAGCCTTTAAAGGCCATCTGGGAGAGCTTTTCGTCTGCATCTGTCTTAGGTACTGGCAAAAGGTCTAGACCCCTGTTAAAATCGTATTCTCCAATTTTTTCAGATATCTCAATAGTATTATCATAAATGTCTGTTCGTTTAATATTACATTTATTAAAATCAGATTCTATCTCTTCTCTACTCTGAATAAATAAATTGTAATTTTGAAATGATATTCTTCTATCTGGATAAAGATAATTAAATCTATCTAACATATTATTCATATTTCTAGACATTTCAAAGTCTGCTTCTTTATCTGATTTAGGTGATGTAGACAATATAAGCATTGCCTCTTCTAATATTTTATCTTCACCCTTAGCATAATGAGCATCACCTGTTGCCACTGGCTTTATATCTAGTTTATCCGCTAATTCTAACAGCTTACTATTTATTTCTTCGGGGTTATGAGATTGAACCTCAATATAAAAATCTTTGCCAAAAGTTTTCTTAAAGTCTTTAAGTATATTTTCCGCTTCCTCAAATTCTCCCTTTTCAATGCATTTACTAATAAGGCCATTAAGGCATCCAGAAAGAACAATAATATCTTCTGCATATTCTTTTAGAACCTCCCTATCAATTCTAGGCTTGTGATAAAATCCTTCGTTCCAAGCCAACTCTTGAAGTATGTTTATATTCTTTAAACCGTTTTGATTTTTAGCTAATAAAATAATGTGATTGTATGCCTGAATACTTTTATCTGTTTTTGAAGATCTATCAAATCTATCTGTTGGGGATATGTATGCTTCTACGCCAAGTATTGGCTTAATGCCAATTTCTTTACAAGCCAATTGCATTTCTCTATGTGAAGACAGTGTACCATGATCTGTTATAGCAATAGATGTTTGGCCAGCATCTTTTGCAGCCTGTGCTAACTCTAGTGGAGAATTTAATCCATCCATAAGGCTGTAGTAGCTATGTACGTGAAGATGTGTAAAACTCATTAGTATCCGCCTAAACAAATATTTCTTGTGTGACTAAGCCTAGTTTTAGTTATTGTTTTTTTACTTGGAGCATGTAGTACATCTAGGCAAGTACTGCATTTGTAACTCCACTCTTTAGCAAAATAATCGTATATTGCTCCAGATAATTTAAGATTTCTATTTCTAACAAACTCCATAAATGGGTCTGGTATCTCGTAATTTTGCATGTATTGATTCTACTAAATAAAATAGGGGATGGCAATAGCCACCCCCCAGATTATTAAATTACCACTCTACGCTACCTGATGAGCCTTGAGTTTCTTCATTATTGCTATCTCCCATATAAAAAGCTTCTTGCTCTGCATACGGAACATGCCTTACGGCAGTTTTTTCAAGATCAAACAATTCAAGCGCTGCAAAATCAAAAGGTGTCTCATCTTTTGCTAACGGGATTATTGTATAACTTGTATCTGTCTTACTGCCATTTCTTTTAATACGCCACATTAAATTTGTAATGCTTCCCATTTCACCAGCATACTCAATAAGGGTAGGAGTAATTGTTTTTCCACTGGTTCCTTGAGATAGTATTGCAACGTATGGCTCGTTCTTTCCATCATCAACTAATACATTTATATAAATACGTGTTCTGGCTTTCCATCCAGCTTTTGGATCTTTACGATGTTGTTCATTAGCCCAGTCACGTCCTTCTGTTTCCATTGTGTCTAAAGCTTTACGTCTGTAATCTTTTGGGTTTGTGTGCTCTAATGCAATAAATCCGCATCCAAGTTTGTCATTATAGTTGGGAGAATCTGCATCCAACTCTTGAAGAAATCTAACCTTTACGCTTTCTCCGTCTTCAATTTTTAACCAACGACCTTTGTTGTCTTCTCCACCTGAATATACAGGTTTGTCTAACGCTTTGTTTAGGTCTTTTAGACCCTTTACTATACTCATTTTATCTCCTTTGGTGATGGTATATATCCATCTGTACGGTTATTATATCATTAATTCCAGGATTTGTATTCCACATCAGAAACTGCATTCTTGATACAAGATTGAATTTCTGCTTCGGTCATGTCTCCTGAATCTTTTGCGTCATGAGGATATATCTTACCATAAGTATAAGATGCCCACAAGATGTCTTTATTCTTTAATTTATTAGAAATTGATATTCCTAATTCTCTACCAGCCTGATCTGCGTCCGTCATGATTGTAATTTTATTAAAATATTTATTTAATAGATTAATGTTGTCTGGTGACATATGACCGCCAAGAGTGGCAACCACGTTTGGAAAACCAGATTGATGCACACGGATTGCATCAAAGCTTGATTCTACAATTATTACATGATCGCCAATTTTCTTAGCACGATGTATATTAAATAAAGTTTTATTTTTGGGAAGGTTGGTGCTATTCTTAAATCTTTTTTCTGTAATAGATCTTCCTACTAATCCAACTGGGGTGCCGTCTGGGCTATGCACTGGAACGGTTACCATGCCTTGAGATTCGGAATATCCTAAATTAAAATGAGACATTGAGTTATGGTTAATTCCACGAGATTCAAAGTAGTCTCTTGCTTCTTTACTAAATGTAAGTCCTAAAGATAAATCTTCTAATTTTTTACTATCAAATTCTATAAACTCTGGTTTATCCTCAAACATCTTATTTAGAACTTCATCAAAGTCGTCTAATGCTTGTGATTCTTTTGAAGAGACTAGTCTAATTGCTTCAAAGTCATTCTTGTTTGTAATTTTTTTAATTAGCTGAATTATGTTGCCAGTTTCTCCACAGGCTGGATTGAAGCAAAGCCATGCCCCATTTTCTTCGCTAATATAAAAACTTGGACTATGTGTATTGTTATGAAATGGACAATATACAACTAGGTTATTATTAGACTCACTAATTATCCTTAGACCAATTTCTTTTACTATTGATTTTATATGGTTAGGTGCATATTGCGTGGAACTAATTTGCCTTGTGTTATTCCCTCTGCTTGCCATGCTTTCCGCCTTCCCGTATATATTCCATGAAGAGTCATTAAAAACTTCCAAGTTGTACCCGTAAATTCTACCGAAAATGCGGTGTCTATGTCAAGTATCCTAGAGTACCCAATGTCTCTCATTTTATGAGTTAACATATTTTCATATTGATTTTTAAGTCTAATGATGTCTGAATCATCTTTAAACTCTACGTCAATTTGAAATCTTTTAATTGGTTTGTGGTGGTACATAATCATACAATTCTTTGATAATACCTCTGTTAATATCCCAATCTAAATGAAAATCAAACTCATGACCATGACGATTTTTTCTAGAAACAATTTCAATTAAATTAGTTCCTGGATATCTATGAACAGCCATAGCCATATCAGCATCATATTCAATAGCTTTAGACCATGCAACTTGACTCATCATTGGCGGATTGTCTTGATCAGAAATATCATCTGCCGTTGCTGCAGTAATATCTATGACTGGTATGTTGTTTGTTACGGCCAATAATTTAAATTCACGAGATACGTTTCTATTTCTTTCTACTTCAGAATTACTTCGTTTATTGTCATTAAACAATTGATGATAATCTAAGATAACTAAATCTGGTTTATGCTGATCAATCTTACCTTGAATAGTTGCTGGAGTTACATCTCCTGCTCCCTCATTTGATACTAAAACAAAACTATTTTTACCTTCAAATTTTTTCTTACCCCATGACTTAAAGTCATCAATGTTAATGTCACCTTTTGATAAATCACTTGCTTTAAATAAACCTGATCCAAGCATTGTGTAAATACGATCACGCATATTTTCTGGAGACATTTCAAGAGAGATAATCATTGGCTTAAATCCTTGCTCCCATGCTTTGCATGCAAGGTATGAAGTAAACCATGTCTTACCTTTTCCTGGCCAACCAATTGCAACAATTAAATGTCCTGGAGCCATGCCAGTTGGGTATGCTGTATCAATTGCTTGAAACCCTGTTTTAATTCCTGGACTTCCACCCATTACTAATGATCTATCTTTAACAGACATAAAGTGTCTTTCTGCTGCATCTAAGTCTGTGACATCTAAGTCTCTTACATTGTTTGTAAATCTAGAAAGACTAGCAAGTTTGCTTTGCATGTCTGCCAATACTCTAGATGCTGCATCTTCTTTTAGTGCAGAGCCACCTTGAAGAATAATGCTTTTTAATCTTGCTGACAAATACTCATTTTTTAATTTATCTAAATAATATCCAGTTTCAGCTTTTGCATTTAAGTCTGGCTCTAGGTCTTTAAACTTTTCTTGCAATACTCCAATTTCAGGAACTGCTTTAAACTTATAATAGTATGACTTTAAGCCTTCCCATATATCTCTATGTGAAGTAAATAGGTCATCAACGTTATCTGCAAGCAATGTACTGATGTCTTTGTTTTTACATACTGCCGATATTAACGTTGCTTCTGTATTCATTCGTTTTCGCCTTCTACTAATTTTTTAGTTGCTTCTTGAAGAATGCGACGATTTGTTTTATCCTTCTTAATTTCTCTTTCCATTATATCAATTTTATCAAAGTTAAAAAAGAAAAATTGTAACGGATGTCCATTTTTCCCTGTAATAAAATAATACTCTATCAGCTCTTTTGCACGACTATATCCCACGCTATCAATTACATCTTGCATTGCCCATTTTTCTCTATATTTATTTAACGATGGCATCTTGCCATATTTGTTTTGATACATATTTTGATATATGCTTAATAGAATATAGGGCTCTTTGCTATTTGCCACTCTTTAACTCTTTTTCTATATCTTGAGTTTTTTCTATTAATTTATTTTCAACAAATTTATATACTCTTTCAGTAGCATCATTAACAGTTTCGCCATCTCTAACAGAGTCTTCTACTCCAACTCCAATTTTAATACTTTCAAAATTACCAAGATTTCTAGTAAATGATAAATCTATTTTAACTACTGTTTTCATTTATGCTCCGCCTTTCTATGCCTGCTTAAAGTATCGCTTCCAAAAATGGCCCAGCGTAATTCTATTTCTTTGTTGCAAATATCACATACAACAAATCTACTAGACACTACTCCGCCTTCCATACTGGTACAAATCCAGAGTCGGTCTTAGTATACAATATAATGTTGTTTTTGAGAAGTGCCCTTAGTTCTGCCTTAGAAGGTATATTTTTTGTGTAACCAGCTTCTAATATATACTCATGTAATTTAAGTATGTCAGATTCACTAAGCATAAACTTAGACCACCTGCTACTTGGATTGCTTATTGGATATACTCTTTGAGGTTTTTGTATTTTACCCTGCAAAATATATTCTTCAATTGTTACTTTGTGTCTGCCTAATATTTGACCAACTTGTTTTATAGTATAAGCAGTTTCCATATTTTTTTCGGCATCGGAGTATGAGTACATTACCCTTTTTTTATCTGGGTAGCACCATGCAACAATTTCGTCTTTAGCTCTAGACAATCTAATTACTTTATGTAATTTATTGTTTAAGAAGAAATAGAGAAATTTTTTGCGTACTCTCGATCTTTTTTTTCTAACCATTTTCCAAATCTATTCGTTTCTTTATTGATCATCCATCTTTTTCCGCATAGGAGACAAAAAAGCTCTACGTGCAATTTTTGGGAAAAAACTCTATCTACAAAAACTCTGCCGTTGCATTTTGCACACCACATTATAAAGTAAACAACTTTCCGTCAACAACACAAGTATACTCTGGAGATACGTGAATCATGTTAACGTGTGGATATTTGCCACCTTCAATATGTGCTATGGCAAATCCTTTTTGCCAATCGTGATGCTGGGTGTATTTCATTCCTGGTCCCTTTTCATCGCACATATGACCAATCTCATATCCACGCAAAGTTTCCCCCTTGCCTTTATTTCTTAATTCATAAGTAACTAAATGAGATGCAATCCTATGAGAATGTCCTCTAATTAAAGATACTTGTAAATCTTCCATGTCTTTTCTAACCGACCCTGTTGCTGAAATTGAAATTCCATGATGGACGTGGATATCTCCAAAACGTTTCTTTGGCAATTCATTATAATAAATATAATCATATCCTAATGAATCTAAACTCCATAAAGCTTCTGGGGTAACATGCTTTGCATATTCAGGAATTTTCTTATCTAAATAATCAAAAATTCTAATATCATGATTTCCTAACGCTGAGAATAGCTGTGCGTTGGGAAGCATCTTTCTTGTTCTTTCATAAAATTCACGGGCACCACTTGCCTCAAACTTCATGTCTTTTAGCATTAACTCTAAATCATTTGTTACGTCGTCATTCTTGTATGCCTTTAAAAACTCTGTTGGCTTTCCTTCTGTAAATCTACTGTAGCAAGCCTGATCATCTGTGTCGCCAAGATAGTCTACAACATCTGGCTTAAACCACTTCATAACCTTAAACCAAAGCTCAATCATTTTATCATCTTGATATGGAAATTGCTGATCCGATGATAGCATCCACTTTAAATCATTAGACATTTAATATCCTTAAATTAAAAAAGTCACGGTTTCGTGACTTTATTGAACATGTTATATTTTAACATATTGATATGCTTTGTCAAGCACTAATATCTTTTAGTTGTGTTGCTATCCAATTAACATTTATTGTTGAAGTTGTTGCCTTACTGCTTACTGCATATATTGTTCCACCCGTTTTATCTGAATTTATTACTGCGGATACCGATACATTACCAGTTGTTGATGTTAAAGCTTGTCCCATTGAAGCAACAAATCCAGTATCTGTGCCTGCAGTAAATGAGGGTGTAAATGTTACCGTTGTCGAAGCTGGTGTTGTTCCTTTTAATACTATTGAAGCCGATCCTTGATCGGTAATTGCCACTCTGCTTGTTCCGCTAGAGTCCTTTGTAGCATTTAAAAGAGTTGTGGATTTTGTGAAAACATTTGTTAAATTTAATTGTAATTGATTTAAATCATTTGGGTCAAATGGGGCACCCTCATTAAATGTTACAACGTTCCATTCTGCTGCCATTATAAATTTTCTCCTAGTTCATGTGAATTTATTTCCGATTCGCTTACTTCTACAATATTAGACCTATTAAGTCCATATTTAGAAAATGAATCTGGGTTCACAATATGACGCTTTTTATTTTGCGATATTAAATACATTTTACCATCTGCAATGTTCTTAATCAAAGCGCCATCTCTAAACCCTAATTTACCAGACTGTTTAATTAAAGATAAGGCAGACTCTGTAGCATTTACTGTAGTAAAAGACCAAGACTCCTCTGCTCTTTTAGATATCAACTTGTATCTTTTTCCGTCTTTAATCCAGTAAGTACCCTTGTCTGTTTTAACAGCAATTCCTGAAGGGAAATCAGTCGGAGAGGTTATTAAGATGCTCTGAGTATTCTTCTTTTGCTTGATCTTTAGCATTTTCCTTTTCCACAAGTTGTGTAATCTCTGCACGTAATATTGCAATTTGAGTTTCATAATTTGATACCAATTCACCTATTCTTTGTTGCAACGCTGTAATGACTAAGCTTGCTTTATTCTCCTGGTTCATTTGTTACCTTTTCTAATTCGCTTTGTAATGCTTGTTTTTTTGCAAATGCATTTTCTAGCTGTAATTCTAAAGCATCTACTGAGTCTTGATTAATTGGAGTCACTGCAGATTCTTGAATAATTAACATATTTATATTAAAAATATTACTTACAACACTTTTTAAATGTACATTAATAATATCAATTTTTTCTTGTTTTTCCAAATCCATTAAATTACATCCTCAGTTCCTGTAATTGCTCCCCATTTTCCTAATGGGCAACTAGCATGTGGTAACTTTGCCTTTTCAGTCATAAAGCATCCACATTTTTTACAAGTTTTTGTTGCTTTAATTAATGATGGACAATTTAAACAATGATTTTCAAATCTATATTTAAATGTTTCATCATCTACTCTTCCAATTTTTGGATTTAATAAATCCCAAGGACGAACTTTATCCCCAGCATTTTTTTCTTTCCATATTTGAAAAGGTGTTTTTTCTGACATTATTTACTCCGTTGGTTCTATAATTGGTATTGGCTCTGGTTCTGGCTCTGGTTCTGGTACTGGTGAAAACTGATCTGTTTCTGAATTATATAAAGCGCCTACTGATACTACCCCACCTTCATCAGTGTATAGATTGCCAGTAACATTTTTCATAATTGGATTACTTGTAAATATTGCACCCAATCTTTCGTCTGTATGCAAAATATCTACAACTTCACCATCAATAATAAATGCAATTTTTACTGGCGGTAAATTTGGTTGGTTTGTTTCTGCCATTATTCTCCTTTTTTATATATTATACATAATATATGTATATTTGTCTACAGCGGTTAGGCTGAGAAATTGTCTAATTTAGTGCCTATATTTTCTGTAACTGGGATGCCCACTACACCTACTGCCGTTCCTTTTGTCTCAGTATTTGTGCTTGATGCCACATTAAACTCTGATCCGACCCAGCCAGTTGCATTTATTGAGTTACCAGTTGTTACTGCTGTAACTGTAGTAATATCTGGATATAAAGTACTATTAAATTCAGTTCCAGCTTGAGCAGCATATGTGCTTACAATAGCAGAAGATTTTAATGTTAATGTACCAGATGAATATGAGTATATATTTATATTAGCATTATAAGTATATTTATCTCCAGTAGTTTCCTCTACTTCTTTCCAAGATTTATTAACTACTGCCCCCAAATATTTTCTAGTTTTATAATTATTATATGTTAATGTTGTACTTGTTTTAGTTTTATATCTTGTTTGAATTTCTGCAATCCTTGTTTTATAATAGTTGCTTGTTGTAACAGTACAATCGGTACATCTTTCTCCTGGACCGCTGCCAGCACCTGGGCAACTTGATTGCCCTGTAGTATAATTTTCACAAAGATAAGAGCTTTGTGCAGTAGATAATGTGTAATAAGATACATAAGAGGTTGATGAGTATGATATACAGTCGGTACATCTTTGCCCTGGTCCACTGCCAGAAGCTGGAAGACTTGTTGGACATTGTCCACTTCCTGTAACTGGAACATCACATAAATATGTAGTTGTAGAGCTAGATACTGTATATGAATAAGTTGTAGTACTGACTGATTGTCTTACTGAATAAGAATATCTAATAGGCTGAACACATCTACATTGCCAGTTTCCAGTTGTACAATTATATCTAGCAAAACTTGTAGTTCCGCCAGGGCAAGAAGGACAAACTGGAGTAAGGGATGTTGATCTACATGAACCGTATGTTGTTCCTCCGCTTTCTGAACATGTTCCGCACCTATCCCCAGCAAGTGATCCAGTATCTGGGCAACTAGTTGAATTGCTAACTGAGCCAGTGCAAGGATATGTTGTATTTGTGCTTGGAGTACAGGAATCACTACATCTTTGTCCAGAACCAGTTGGATCTGGTCGGTAAGTCGGACAACTAGCAGAACCACTAACTGGTGTATCGCAAGGATATGTTGTTGTACCAGTACTAGCTCTTAAAGAATATGAATATGTATAAGATGTACTTGTGCGATTATCACACGCACTACATCTTTGTCCAGAACCATTTGGATCTGGTCGGTAAGTAATATTATCACAACACCCTGCTCCGCTACATGAGGTATCATTGTTACATGCATATGTAGTAGTTAATGTATTACTTCTATAAGAATAAGCATAAGTGGTTGAAGGATTGCATGTACTGCATTGGTCTCCAATTGCAGTTCCACCTATATTTGCATCATCACAAGGACCATCATTATTATATGCAGAGGGACATATTGCTACAGTTTCTTCATAACTTTGACACGCACACAACTGGTTTGGGCCTGTTGGATCTGGCCTTAGTAATTGCCCTGTACAATCTGGTTGATTCATGGACCACTCTGATGCACATACATATTCATAAGATTCAGTACAGGATCCAGAACAAACTGTATTTTCTCCTCCAGGCATTGCAGAGCTCCAGTTTTCGTATTCTGGACATGGGTCTCCAGCATTTGTTACTCTAACATTATTAGTACACTCATAATTATATGAGCTAGATGTTGTAGTACATGCAGTACATCTTTTACCGACATCGGAAATCATATACCCAGTACTTTGAGGGTTGCTTCCACCAGAAACATAAGTTACTGCATCGCACTCTTCTTCAGTACCAGTTTGATTACTTGTACATGTATAATCGGTTCCCTGCCCTAACTCGTATGAATATGTTGGGATTGCAGCCCACCAAGAATTTGCAGAAGAGGCCCATACTGCTACGCCAAGTCCACCTCCAAATGTATCTACGGATACATTTTGGTTATTACTATTTATTGTTACTGTTTGTAATGGATAGCCTGATCCATTAGAGCTATTACTTGCTCTGCTTCCATCAACGCTCCATGAGCTTGTACTTCTAGATGGTCCACTATAAATATATCCGCCACTTGCTGTTCCTAGTCCACCTGCTACAGTTCTATTAAAATTATCTTCGATCTGGCTAATGTTAGCCTCAATTGGAGGTGTGCTGTAATAATAATATGTTTCATTGTCTACCCCAAGAACTTCATCTATTGCATAAAAATAATATGGGGGCTCTGTTGCATCTGACTGCAGTATCGTATATGGATTTGTAGCAGTTAGACCTCCTCCGCTAGGATCTACTGTTGATGCAGAAACTTGTTCGGCAACTTCCGTTGTATAGAAAATTCTAGTAATTAATGAATTATAATTGCTATATGTTCCAGAGGATCTAGTTACTGTTGTTCCGACTCTACCAGTTCCAGTTAACGTAGGTTTAGTTATTTGTACTGGTTCGTCGCTACCGCCAAATGAACTTTTCCATAAAGTACTTGTAACCTTAACATAAATTTTATTTACTGATTTCCATAACGTAGGAGTTACCTTAACATATACCTTGTTTACTGATTTCCATAAACTACTAGTAACTTTGACATAAGCTTTTGCTGACATTAGACCCAGCTAACCCATAGATCTCCAACAACCCCTGTTGCTGCGGTAGGGGCCTGCGTCCTAGTTCCGTAGTAAACTCCAAGGCCTCTTTTTAACATATTATTATTATACGGATCAGTAACTACCATTCTTTGTCTTGCGGCAGCACCATATCCCGCACTGGCAGGATAAGCGGGATTTGCATAATCTGTAATACTTGTACTTGGCAAACCACTACTTCCATTTAATAAACTTGATGTTGCCGTTACAGCATTTCCTAACGTAGGAATATTATATATCTTTAAACCACCTGTACTTAATTCTATTTGTGATCCACCTGAATATCCACTAGATTCAGAACCACCTTCTTCTCCGCTAGTAATATCTGCTGGTACGGCTCCTGAATATAATGTTATTACTCCAGTAGCATTTATAGATTCAATTTTTGTATTTGAATCTCCAATTCTAAATTTTGTAGTATTCCATACATTGTCAGTGCTTCCTTCTACTAATGTAAAAGAAGATCCAGTAATTGTTGAACCAGTTATATTTCCAGACATAGATAAATGTGAGTCTCCAGTTCCAGGAGATGCTGTTAATGTAAATTTACCAGTTGGAGATCCGCCATTATAATGAGAGATGGAAGAGGGGGTTAATCTAAAATGATACCCAGAACTACTTCCTAAAAATATATTTGGATCTGTTCCGCTATTTATTTTTAAAGTTCCTGTAGAGTTTTGTAGATAAGACTCTCCTAAATTCCATCCACCAATATCTCCATATGTTGCTGTAATATATCCGCTATTAGATACACGAAATGGAGCGCTTAAATAGCTAGCATTTCCTAACCAGATTCCAGTTGCTGGCACGGCTTTAAATATTGTGTTGCCTGATCCTATTTCTAAATCTCCAGTAAATGTTCCAGATCCTTTTATTGCAAGTGTCCCAGTAGTTCCAGATGTTAAATATTCTAATAATTTTGTAGTTCCGTCTGTTCCATAAATAATAAATGGGGAAGAGCTTCCAGATATAACAACTCTTTGTCCGCTACTAACTCCTGCTGTAATTGAATTATCTGCAGTTAATGTACCCGTGCTTATTTCGCTTGCTGGTAGCTTAGATACAGTTATTGGATTTCCATCTGCAGAAACTGGTTGTCCATTTGCAACCCCACTAGCATTTATTGTATCTATTTTAATATAGTATGGAACTCCATACTGTAGCGTTGCGCCAGTTGATTTATTAATAATAGTTCCAACACCTATTGAAATTTTATTTGAGCCATTAGCAAAATTTAATGTATGAACCCAGTTATCGTTACTTGGTGTAAAGTTAGATGCTGTTCCTATAAATACTTTTGCTCCAGCAAAACTACCTTTAGTAAAATCTACTGGGTCGCCATTTGTATCTAAACTTTTACCGCTCCATTCAACAATAACAGAGGCTAGTCCTGCAGTTACTATTGGTGTGTCTGGATCTTCTGGAGATAAAACAATTTCTCCAACTGCTGGAACCAATATTGACCTTGGTAAACTTACTGCAGATCTACTTCCATAATTTGATATAGCATATAATGCTACTGCATACTCTCCTGCTGGTGCTGCAATTGTTTGTGTGCCTGCAGCTTTAAAACTTCCTGCTGGCTTTGTTCCATCGAATGGAGAACCATCAATATATATATCAATTCTATCTATATTTGTAATTGCTCTGCCAGCTGCATCATTTCCGTTCCAAGTTATTTTAATTAAACCTGGCTCTGCAGTTACACTGCCGACTGGTAGGTCTGGGGTTCCTGGAAGAGTTTCTCCTGGAGTAGTTAAAACTTTTGATGCGGACCATAATCCAAATGTTCCATCTTTATATTTCCATCTAAGCTGAATTGGGTAGTTTGTATTTAATTCAAGATCTGTAATAGTTACGACAAAATAATTACCGTTTTCTACCGCAACTGAGGTGTCTTTTAATAAATCTTGATATGCTGCCATTTTAGTTCCAGTCTAGGTCTAGTTTATATTCTATATCTAAGGATCTACCAGCAATTTTTTTAATTCCATAAAAAGATCCACTACCAGATACTGTTGCAGTGTTATTTTTTGAAAGAGTTACTGTATTATTTAATATATCTGAAACCAATGCGCCAGACGCTATTCCAGTTCCAGAAACTGATTGCCCTACAAATAAATTATTTATTGATCCAACCGTTATAGTATTTTGTCCAGATGTTCCAGATATTGATGTTGAATTAATAACAACAGATCTGCTAATTAATCCAAAGAATGGATCAAAAGTATCTTCATCGTTAATTCTTAATCCATCAAAACCAACATATGTAGTGGAACTTCCAGATGGGGTTATTGTAATTCCAATTTTATTAATAGATGATTTGTCTGGTGCCGACACGCTTGCTCCAGCAAAAATTAAAGACATTGGGATGTCGCTTGTAATAGTATGTCCTAAGCTAGATGGTGCGCTTATTTGATACTGAAAATACTGAGTAGGAGAACTATAAAGTCTAATCTTAATAGAACTTAAATTTGCATCTAATTTGTTGTATGCTAATCTTAAAGTATCATTTGCACTATACCCAGATAAATCAATTGGTGAAATGTTATAAAAATATTCATTTGATGCTGATCCGTCTGACTGCATTACTACTAAGTTATTTCCTATTCTTGGATTGTCAGTAGAAAAATCTGCTTTAAATAAATCCTCGTCAGTCCAATCTAAATAGCTAGAAAAATCTGTTAAAAATTTACTATCAAAATTATTTATAGAAGAACGAGTTGATGGATATAAACCTATTTCATTAATATGTCCCTCTACATCTTGTGGTATAGATGTTTTAAAAATTGCAGAATATGTAGATGCTCCTTCTACTGTCTGTATGTCAGATGATCCAAAAAATACTGGTACTCTGTAGAATTCAAATCCAAGTTTGGTGTCATTTTCTGTGGCAGATATGTAATCAATTCCTACCGCTATATCTTTTTTTAAATTAGAGACATTACCAGCAATTGTATTTGTTAAAAATCTTTTACCAAATTTTGTAATAACGTTTGAAGAACGGGCAATTTCTTTTCCGTCTTGATAGTATATATATGTTCCTTTAATCATTTTTCTCCTAAATTGGTGTGGAATATGCAGAGGAATATTCCGTTCCGTTTGTTCCTGTTACTACAGCTTTTACTCTGAGCCATCTAGATGAAGATGTTGCTAATGTGTCTCCGTCTCGTGAGTCTACCCTATAAGTTTTTATAACATTGCTACTTCCAATATTATTTGAATTTGTTGTAGAGTAAGTTTTTGATCCACTGTTTAAAGCAGTGGCGGATGATCCACTTGATGAACTTATTATCCAATCATATCTTACACTTGAATATGATCCAAGTCCAGAAACATTGTCCCATCCCCAAGAAATTCTTGTCCCATCTCTTTTAAAGTATACAGAAGGCACACTGGGGGTTGGAGTAACAAATGGAACAGATAAAGATGATTTGCTTGCAACTTGAACAATTGTAGTAGGATTTGATATTCTAACATCTACCCCATCTACATTAATTTTATTTTGACTTGAATTTCTAATTCTAATTATAGCTCTAACTTTTTGTAATTTTGTTGTAGTGTCATAATATGGCTCATAAGTTACACTTTCTATATCTGTTAATTCTGGAATGTCTAATAAATCTTCTAAATCTGGGGAATCTACTAAAGTATTTCCATCTTCATTTACATATAATCCACTGGCAGATCCTGCCGAATATAAACTTGCAGTTAAATATTTAGAATAGTCTATGCTACTTCCTTTTAAAATTAAATATGTGCCTGGAAACGCAAGCACCGTTTCTGGACTATCTTCGGTTAAAACAAAAACTTGGCCTCTATTAAGGTCATTTATACTTAATCTTTTATTTGGAGTATTCATATATTTTTATTATACCATTTTAAAACTATAAAGTTCTGCAGGCAATTGACGTCTCCAATCCTTCAGAAAACGAATGTTTTACTTCTGTAACAATAAAATTTTCGTCTCCAGAAAGTCCTTGATATGTATTTTTAATAGAAACTATGTCTCCAACTGAAACTAGAGGGTTTCCAAAAATTGTCATATTTATAATTTTTCCTTTATTTACAACATTTGATTTAATCCAGTTAGCAAGAGATTTTACATCTGACTCATTCTGTAGCCAACTAGAAATAAACACGGCTGGCTCTTTATTTACATAATCGTTTAATTCATCTGTAGAATACTCTAGCTCCCCTGAATTTCCTAAGCTATTTCCTAAAAGAAAAAACGAGGCTTCTGCTCCATTTGATAATGGTATTGTTTGTGAGGTGTTATTCATAACAAATATCTTTGAGCCAAAATTAGAAATTTTACTTCCAAGTATTTTTGCAAAAGGATTTATACCAGTGCTCCACATTGTTGGATAAGCTGGCCTTTTATTAAATGATACATCTCTTGTAACAATTTCTCTTACTACTGTTCCAAATTCATCTACCGCTACCGCTTTTTTATTATTTGCAGCTATTTCATCAGCCTTATAATCAGCTATATAAATTAAATCACCATATGATGTATTTATTAAATCGTTATTGAATTGACCTTGATAAATATTTATTTCTGAAATTCTGTCGTTATATTGTTTTAGTGTCAGCGTGTTGGCGTACCCATAATCAAAGGCTACTTCTCCTCTAGTGCAAACTAATGACATTTTTTTAGTAGGAGGTAAAATTGTGGATTTTGCTTCTACCTTATTATTTATTTTATATGTTGTATCAGTTACTGTAATACCGTATCCATTTATAAATGCTGTAATGGTAACAGATTGGTTTTCTATTTTAACTTTAACATCAACATTATATGTTCTTCCGCCAAATATTCCTTCTATGGTAGACTCAGTTCTTGTTCCCACTTCTTTTAATGGTATTTTGTTACTTCCTATCCACTTTTCAATTCTTACAGATTTTTTATCTAAAATTGCAGCAGACGATGAAGTTGATTCCATAATTATATAATAACCACTTGTTGCTGATTCATTTAAAAAGAATCCTAGTCCTCCAGCATGTAATGTATTTTCTAAAGTATCTTTCATTATTAGACTTGTTCCAAAAGAAAAATACCCAGCATTATATGAATTTCCGTTAGTTGTTGAAACTGCTGACGTGGTTGGAATTGTTAATGAATCAAAATTTCTATAAAAAACAGCAGACTGTTTATTTTTATATTGGGCTGCAGTTACTGCTAATTGTAAATAAGATTTGCTAACTTTAAAATCTTGCCTTGTTGAAGAAACTGTTTGCCCCCCATAACTAGATGTAGTACTAAATTTCTTTGTCCAACGACCCCGTGGATCAAATACACCGTTTAAGGATGGAATAACAACAGCCTCATATGAAGTTCCAGCTATTAAATTGCTTACAGTAATTGGTTGTGAAGATACATTAAAATTTTGTACCTCTTCTTGACCTTGACCTGTTATTTTATTTATAATAACATTATAATTTGTAGGATTAGATAATCCTGGGTATGTTGCTGCATTGATAGTGGCTCCAGTTTGAGAAGCCTCTACAACTAAATCAATAATTGCTGTATAGGTGCTCATCCTACTAAAACTCCTGTCCATGAATAACTTGAAGATGGTGCGCCACTATAATTATGTGCAGCAGCAGTAGTTCCTAAAGCGCCTCTTGTTTTAATTCTATATCTACCATTTGGTTTTATTTTTATTTGAATAGTTGTGCCTGTCGGTGGTTTTGATAAAGCAGTATATTTACTTAAATCAGATGCCGATTCTATCCATATGTTTACAGGGTTTTCTCCATTATTTAAAACAGTGCCGTTAATTGCATCTGTAACCGTGGTGTTTGTTGTTTCTGATGGTATGTACTGATACCCCATTGCATCGTATTCAATAATTTCTGAGTCTACTAAAAAATATCCTTCAAAATTAAATCCAGATATTAATTTATTATATACACTAGGTCCAGATAAATCAATTGCAATATTGCTATTACCAGAAGCATTTAGTGACTCTGTAAGTCCTCCAGCAATTATAAATGACTCTGAGGATTGCCATAGAGGGTCTGATGATTGTAAATACTCACTAGTCGTTGGAGTACTCCATCTTATTTTAACTTGATTAGCAGATGGCATTTCTTTTTTAGAAAAATCAATAATGTTTGGTAAGGCACTTCCTTCTTTTTCTTGATAAAAATTCCAATCTTTTGTTGTTCGTGAATACATATAGTTTCTACTATAAAATTGCAAAACATCATTTTCATCTACAATAGCATTCATTTGAATATCTCTACATAACTCTTGTAAATACTCCCATACAGTTTTTGATCCGTCTGTCCAAAAATAATTAATTAATGGAATAGAGGAGTCTGTTCCAGATGATAAATTAAATTTGTAATTAGTGTATCCGACTGAATCCAATAGCCTTCTAATAATAGCAGTAACTGGATACGATTCACAAAGTATGTCTGGGCATATCACTTCCATTAAATATTTTGCTGAATCTAAGGCTGTTAATGATACTTCGCCTTGGCTAGAGATGTTAAATTCATTTATATAAAAATCTCCTTGATTAATTTGATCATACTTTTCTAAACCGTCTACTACCGATCCATTTTCATGATATATTTTAAAAAATGGTATAAGTTTTGCATTTTTTACCATATATGTTAAAGACGGATTTAAAGAAGATGTTCTGCTATATGAAACATATTCAAGTGTACTTGTATTATATCTATTTAATTCTAAATTAATACTATTTGCTGTTACTTTTCCTACTGGCAATAAGTCTTCTGAGCTAGAAGATGACTCTTTGCTTATTTCAAATGATACCACGTCTGTTGAGATATCTTTTATCCATCTAGCAGATACTTCGGTTACTCCAATTATTCTATCAGTACCAGCACTTGGTGTTGTAACTATTATTGATTTAATTGTTACTGGTGTTGCAAATAAATTTGATTCCACTGTTGACCATGATGTTCCATTATAGTACAACTCAACTAATCCATTTGTTGGTGTTGTTAATGCATTAGCAATAGTTTCTTCTGTATTGTTTGATTTAACTATTTTAATTGTGTATGTAGATGGAATACTGTGTGTGCTTTCAAATTTTAAAACTATTTTATTTGTTAGTGCATATTGAGTAAGATTAGTTAAATAATTAATAGTAATATTTACACCAGTATTTTGTGGAGTTACCCAATATTTATAGTATGTGCTTTCTCCTGGGTAATATATTCTTGGTTGAGACTCTGGGTAAGATACCGACCTATAATTAGAAAAAGTATTTTTTTGTATTTCTGTTGGTCCGCCACTTGAAACTGGTTTTTCTAAAATAAAATATTTAATTCCAGAGTTTACTGGTCTAAATGGTTTAATAATAGAATCTACTGGAAATAGTTTTTTATATGGATTTGGTCTAGTAGATGGCCATCCAGGTTCTGTAATTGTTGTAGGGCCACTTGTTACACGTCTTAGTATTTGACTAGTGTACACAGAATCTGCAATATTATTAGTTGCAGAAACTCCATCTAACATTGTGTTCATATTATATTCAATATAGCATCCAGAACCAATTTTAATATTTGTGCTATTGTATAATAAAGTTTTTAAATTTGCTGATCCCGCTATCATTTAGACCTCTACCAGGGTTAGTGACACACTCCAAAATGGTTGGAGTCCTCTTTTTAATACAGAAAAATTACAGTCTCCAAATACAACTGTATATTCTTCGTAACCAGAAGATTCTTGATTTGAACCATTTTTTGCTAAATTAACTCTTATATTAAAAGAAGATTGTCCTTCTGCACTATTATAAAATGATCTTAAATCTTCTGCTCCCCAAGCTCCATCTACAGTTAAAGTTCTATATGATGGTAGCATATCCCATGATAAAGAAAATGTTTTCTTATCTGCAATAAAGAATTTTCTTAATAGACCATTGGCCATTCTTGTACTTTTTTCAATTCTTTCGGTACTAATATCAAATGCAGATCTATTATGCTCTGTTACCTTGTTGTATTTAAGGGTTCCGCTTCCACCATTTAAAGATAAGTCATATGCCTGTATCTGTAGTATGGATCCTCTTGGCATTGATACTATACTCATGCTATTACCCTACTTGGTCCAGTTTTTGTATTTTCGAGTGCAAGTAGCGTTTTAAATTCTTTAAATAATTTTTTGCCATCCATCTCATGAACATTTTCAAACTTCATTGTTATGTCTCCAACATTATATACGGTTCCCATTGTAGCATTATTAGCGTTTGGATTAAATGGATTCATGTTTGATGGAATAACCGCCTCGTTTTTATGAAGCAGTGCAAGCATATTTGCTGGTACACTATTTATGCCGTGTTCAAATTTAGGTATCTGGACAGCCCCGCCATTAGCAAAACCAAGTCCTAATTTAATTTTGTTAAAGAGTTTACCAAAATCAATGCTTGAAGATAATTGGCCTCCAGATAAAGATCCTCCTGAAAAATCAGACTTACCCGTTCCAGTTATCATTGCTGTATGCTTTTTAGGATTATATTCTGGATAAATTGTTTTATATTTATCTGGTAGGAATAGCTCTGCTCTTCTATTCTTAGCCATATTTTCAGAATTTGTATTTGGAGCAATAGGCTTATATTCGCCATATCCAACTGGAACAAAGCTTGTGCCAGGAACTAGTTTTGATAAATATTCTGCAATAGCCTTTGCTCTATTTTGTGAAAGAATGTCATTATCTTTTTCTTTTCCTACTGAGTCTGTATGACCTTGAATAATTATTGATTTTAATTGATTATTAATCAGATCTTTAGAAATTACTTCAAGCTCTAATTTTTGTTCTTTATTTAATTCAAAAGAGTTTGTATCAAAATTAGCTGTGATTGGTGGAATTTTAATTTGAATAACTTTTTTATTGGCTTCTTTCCATGCGGCTTTCCAATCCATTAACTGTCCGCCTTTTCCAGAAAATCCTGTTTTGGATACTGCGCTAGCCGAACCTCCCTCTGCAAACTTTTGTGCATTTACTGCATCAAAGAATGGGATTCCATATTTATTTACAGAAGATGATTTTACAACGTACTCTCCATTTGAAAGCATGGCTGGGATAGAATCGGATGTTGCGGTTCCTGGTCCTTTTACTCCTCCAGGTGAACCTTTTTCGTAATTTTTAACGTATCCGCCCATTGCAAAGTTAGATTTTTTAGATGCATCTAAAATTAATGTTTTTCCAATTGTATTACTATTGGTATCCCAGTCATAAACCATTCTGCTTGATGTTTCAATTCCATAAGCTCTATCATTCCATTTAAATAATCTATATGTTCTATTTCCAACTGTTGCACGTCCAGTGCTACTATCAGAAAATGCTTTTAATGCTGCAGATTTAATACTGCTAGCTGAATCTGTATAATTTTTAATTGTACCTACTGCGTAGGTTCCGCCAGCTGCAGTTGTTGCACCAGCATTTTGAGTCTGATTTTGTGTTGGTGTATAAGTTTTACCTGGTTCATTTTTTAATACTGCAAGTATTTGTTGCAATACCACAAGCTGTTTGCCAGCTATAACATCTGACCCTTTCTTTAAAGAATTTAATAAAGCATTTCCTTGTACAGAATCTGTGTTTATTTTTCCAACAATAGTTTGACCGTCGTCACGAGTTATATTTTGAACAGATTCTGTTACTCCTAAATCTTTTAAGTATTTATTTCCTCCTGGTGTTCTTTCTAATTTTTTAATTAAATCATTTAATTGAGTAAGTGCTTCTTCTTCTGTTATGTTTTCTAAAGCCCTGTCTTTGTAGACACCTTGAATTTGTTGATAAATTCCTGTAAGTGGGGATTCTTTTGGCTTTGCTGTTGAAGCTGCGTTGCTTACTGCTGTAGATTTTTTATTTAAAACATCTATTTGTGCCTGTAAAGCATCAATCTTAGATTGTACTGCCTTGTCTATTGCATCTTCTGCTACCTTTAATTGTTGTGCTCCAACAAGTCTTTGAATACTAATTTGTGCTTGTGCGGCACCAACCATATCACCTTTAGCAAGAGCTGTTTGATAATTTAATTGCTCTTGCTGTATTTGAAGCTTAATATCTTCAGACTGTTGCTGATCTCTTAAAGCTTTCTTTCTTTCATCGCCTTCTTTTTTAATTTGTTCAATTTGTTTATTCTTTAAGCTAATTTGAGTTTCAAGATTTTGAATTGCTGTTTTGCTTGCAGTTGCTTGTTTTTTATTAAAGGCGTCAATGTCTTTGGCCATTTTTCCAGTTAAGGAATTTTCTTGAGCTTTTTTGCTTGTAACATCTAATAATTTATTGTAGTTATTGGTTACTTCTTCTACTGCAAAAGCAAGTTTTTTTAATTGTCCTTTATCTAATCCGCTTAAATCTTTTTGAACTCCGCCAAGAACAATTCTCCATTTTGACAAAGCCGTTTCAACATCATCTGATGTGCTTAATATTTCAGCTAATCCTGGGGAAGTTTTTGATATTTCAACTATTAGATCTTGAGTTAATTTTACATTACCTTGTCCAGATTTTTCTATTGCATTATATTGTTCTTTTAACGCTAAAGATTTATCTGTGGCATTTTCTATGTAGTCTCCCATTGATGAAAATATTTGAAGTAGTCCAGCAGCCCTATCTTTGCTGTCTGTAAATTTAGACATAGCAACAAGCATAGATTCAATTGCAGTTTTTGCACTTGTAATGCCAGCTAGCCCTTTATCTCCTAGTACTATTTGAATAAAACCAGACTTTCCAGATTCTGCAAGTAATGCAGCTATCTTTGCATTAGCTTGTGCTGCTGACTCTCCAGCAGCAACAAATTGAGCTTTTAATCCTTGTGCAACTGTGATTAATTTATCCGATGGTGTCTCTTTAAACAATTTAACTAATTCTGGATACGTAGACTTTACTTTTTCTCTTAAGTCAGCAAATTGTTTTATAGTTAATGTTAAACCAGATAGTCCAGCAGTATTCATTTGTGCATGCAATAACGCTGCGGTTGCTCTGGTATCTTCTATTGTTTTTGTAACTTGCTTTAATTGTGAGTCAAAATCTTTAATTGGTTTTACACCACCAGAAAATGCTAGTCTATTTAACTTAGCAGATTCTTCTTGATTCTTTTTAAATTTAATTAAAGCTGCTGTTACTCCTACTATTGCGGCACCAGCTGCTACATATGGATTTGCTAATAAAGGTCCAAGCCTTCCAAGTATTCCAGCAGTTGATGTTCCTTGTGCAGATACCTGGCCAAGCTTTTGCATAATAGATTGCAGTATGGTTGGGACAAGTATCATTCCAGCTAAAGACCCTAAGTTTCCGCCAGCTTTTTGACCTAATGCTGCACCAGCAGTACTGCCACCTATATAAGCAGCTGTTGTTCCAAGATTACCCATAACAGACGGTATTCCATAATTATTTTTTCCACGCTTTACTCGTCCACCAACAACTCCACCACGATTATATCCTCTAACTTTTCCGCCCATGTTCATAGCTGATAATAGATCGGAGTCTTCTTTGTTATATCTATTTTGTTGTGTTGATCTTATGCCTCTAATAAATGAACCGCCATGACTTCTTTTACTGCTATCATTTATGCCACCAATTTCAGCAGCATTTACGTATCTTCCCCAATCAGATTCTGTCATGGGGCCCTTATGTTTTGAAACAAAACCGTTTAGTCTAGTCCCTGCGTATTCAGATATTCTTTTTGCTTCAATTGGCATTACTCCCATTGATTTTAATTTTATAAGTAAACTTTGCATGCTTTCAGGGCCAACAGGTTCCCAGTTGTCTCTCCAGCCAGTTCCATTTGTATTTGTTTCTGGTAAATTACTTTTTATAGCTTCATTAAATCTTTTTGAAGTTTTAACCCATGTACTAGATAAAGCTTTTAGAGTTACGTACTTTGCTCCAGATGGTACTGGTACGCCTATTGATTTTAAAACATCTACTGGAATATTATCGTCTGGACCGTAGCCCATTTTTTTAAGTCTTTTTATAAAAGAAGGACTATAGGCGTGAGTTAAAGTTTGTCCAGGAAGTGTGGGGGTTATTCCATAATTTTTATTACTTTCATTTTTATAAACACTACCTCTAGTTAATCTGTAATCATTAAATCTCATTAAAGATCCAGGTTCTGAAAATGATTGAGTAGTAGAGCCAGTTCTATCCATAACCCCTCTACTTGCTCTATAGTACTCTTTACCTGGAGATCTAAATCCTGAGAAAATTTTGGAGGCTGCTGCGTATTTTGCAACAAGAGAGGGAATTCCATAATTATTTTTTGAAGCTACAACCCTGCCGCCAACTGCAAATTGATTGTTATAGGCTAATAGCATTTCAGATTCTGATGGTGTCGGATTATTAATTATAATTTCTCCAGGAGTTACCATTGCTGGTACTACTTTTCCACCTTGATTGTAACCCATTAAATTATCTGATGCTTTTCTATTTAATACAATATCTCCCTCTACCAAATTCATAAATTGAGTATCTGTTGTGTCTGATCTTGGCCCAGGAACAACCATTCCGCCTGTTGCAAATTTCTTTGGCATTGTTGTTTCTGTTGAATATCCTGCCCCGTATGTCCTTACCCCAAGAGATCTTGCAATTTTATCTATGATTTTTGATGCTGGCCTATTTGGTCTAAAAATTTCTTTAATGTTTGCTTTACCTGTAGGTCCAACTATTGGCTGATTAATTAAAGGAACTTGTGTTAAATTAGCGGTTCTTCCAAGATCTGCAGCAACTTGAGCAGTTGTTTGCGCCATCATTGCTTCTAGCTGTGAATTTATTGCAATAATTTTTGCACGAGCAGTATCTAACGTAATTTTTCCTGCTTGTAGTTGTTGAACAATTAATGCAGATTGTGATGCTGCATTGGTTGTTATTTTTGTCATTGCTGGAAGAAGCTGTCCGAATGTAGTATTTATTTCTGTGCTAAATGTTCCTGTTCTAGCAATTTCTTTCTTTAAATCTGCAACTTCTCTTTTTGTCATCATAGACAATGTACCCATTAGAGAATGCCACTTTGCTGCTTCTCCAGCAACTATTCCCGTAGAAGCCCCTCTTGAAGATGTTAATCCTTCAATTTTTGGCAGATCCCCTGCCATAAATATTTGAGGAACAGTTCCTATTTTTTGATTTACATCAATTGATCCTGGGGTAACAGAGTGAATTGTTTGAGCATCTCTTTGTCCTTTACTCATTAATGCTCTTGGATTATGGTGTGAAGCAGCTCTTGTGCCTACCTCTCCCACAAGCGGGTGATTAGGATTTACTACTCTTTGTCCAGCAATAATATTTGTTCCACCCATAGTAGATACTCCTGGGTTTGTTTGAATTATTGCATTTGATGCATCTGCTGCTAATTTATTATATGAAGCAGACAGTCTAGATATTGCTTGATTTAATATATCTGCTGCTTTAGCATCACTATAAAATGTTTGTTCTGCAAGTGACCCTGCTTTATTTGCTGCAAGTATTTCTGGTGTTAAGAGTCTCCAGCCTTCTCCACCTTTAAACATAGCTCTAAAATGAGATGCACCTTTAATTACATAACCAAAGAAGTTTGCAAGAACACCAGTAAGCATAATAAGTGGTCCAGCTACCGCAGTAAGTCCTCCAAAGAAAGCTAGAATTGTTTTTATTGGTCCAGGTAATTTATCTATAAATTTTAATATTCCACTAACAATATTTATTAGATGTGTATTTATTGTTAAAAACTGTTCGCCAACTACAGCTAGATCTGCCTTTAATCCTTCAAGAGCTCTCCTGTACTTACCAGAAGCGGATTCTGTAACCATACTTAATTCTCGACCAGCAATGTTTGCTAAATCTTGAGAACTTGCTTTCATTAAATCCATTACTTGTAAGGTTTGGCTTCCTTGCTTTCCAAGGTTTTCAAATAAAGCATTCATACGAGCAAATTGGAATTTACCAAATAATTGTTCTAATGCCTGTTGTTTTTGTAATGGATCTAAGTTGTCTAATGCTGATTGTAATGCCAATAATGTATTTGTTGTGTTTCCAGCATTTTTTTGAACAATGTCAGTTAATGATATTCCAAATCCAGCAAACATTTCTTTTGCTACTTTAGTTGGATTAATTAAAGATGCAAGTCCTGACTTTAAAGCGTTAGCGCCTTCTGATGCATTGATTCCGCCTTCTCTCATTGCAGTTAAATACAATGCTAAATCTTCTACGCTACCTCCAAGACCTTTAATAATTGGACCAGCTTTAGGAATTGCTTCTACTAAGTCATTAAGAGTTGTTGATGTCTGGTTTTCAACTGCGTTTAAAAAGTTAATTGATTCTGCTAGTTCATCAGTATTTTGTTTGAATGCAGATTGAATTGCTAATGTTGCCTTCATTGCATCTTGTCTATCTACTTCACCAAGAACTGCTAGACGAGTTGTTTCTTTAATTGAGCCTAATAATTCGTTACCTTGCTTTCCAGTTGCAGCAATGTCAGCACCTAATGCAATTGTTTCTTTAAATGAAGAACCGTATGCTTTAGATAATTCAGATGCGGTTTCAGTAACTTGTTTTCTTATTTTGCCTAAATCACTTGCTGATGTAGCAGCTAAACCACCATAAACCTTTGTTAAACGAGTTAACTCTTGATCGGCTTCTCGAAATGCTTTTGCAGATGCAGCTCCAAATGCTGCTAATGGAACAGTTAATCCTACGGTTAATTGACGACCAGCCCACTGGGTATTCTTACCCCAATTAATTAATGAGTTTGCTCCTTCTTGAACTACACGATTCATAATTTGTAGTTCTTGTCTTGCTAAAGCTGTTTTGCTTTTTACCTTATCAAGGCCAGTTGGAATGTGAACATTGTACTGCATCAAACCTTCGGCATTTTTGCCAAGAGGTTGAAGAATTGCATTTTGTAGCTGAACTTGTTGTTGAGCTAATTGTCTAATTAATCCGCCATTAGTTTTTAAATGTCCTTGATATACTTGAAAAAATTGTTTTAATTTGATTTGGCCTTTGTCTAATTGAGATCCAAATTTATCTACATCAGATGTTAAATTTACAAAGTGTGTGGAAAATTGTCCAGTGCTTCTAAGTGTGTCTGCAAAAGAACGATTCATTACAGCAACTTGTGCTGCTAAATTCTTATTTGTTGCGTTTAATTTTGTTTGAAGATTAGTTAAGGCTGAAGATACCTTACCGAGATCTGCGATAAGATTTGAAAAGTCGGACGTGGCGACTATTCGGGTGACTATCTGTTCTTCAGCCATTTACTATAATTTTACTCCTTAGAGTATCCTAAACCTGCGTTTATTCCGAATCCTGCTTCTGAGGCAAAGCTTCCTTGTAATGATAGTACATCACTACCGCTTGCTTTTACTCCAAGAGCCCTTCTTCGTATGTCGTCAAATGTAGGACCTTCTTTTTCTTGTTCATCATTTAAGTTTACTCCCTGAAGAGATGCTAAGAATTTTCTTTTCTCATCTTCAGTTTTTTGCATTGCCTTAAATGTTTGTATCAGTTCTGGCATTGAGAGGCTTTCTTCTAATTCTTCGTAATTTTTCCAATTACCTAAAAGAAAAACTTCTCCTAATAAAGCGGCTAAATCTAGTTCTGACCAGCCAGAACCGCTGCCGCTAGAAGGTTTGGGTCGTCAAGTTTAATTCCACCACATACTTCTAGAATTCTATTAATGGTAGGCATGTCTAGTGCATCTTCCAGTTTATCTTTATCAGCTACCAATTCTGGTACCTGAGATTCAATTGCAATTCCGCATGCTGTAATTAGAATTGTAAGTGTTTCGTCTTCTCCTGACGAAGTTTCTGTTTTTTTAATTTCTGCCATGAACTTTCTTAAAGCTTTAATAGTCAATGGTTTTAGTTTTACCTTTGAGCCATTTTGAAGTTCAATTTCTTCTATGTCGTATACTGTTGTAGCCAATTTATCCTCCTAGGATTGTCTTAATTATTATAACATAATGGTATTATCACTACAAATAGAAAGGCCCCCAAATTAATGGGGGCCTCTATAATTTAAATTAGTTAAATTAAACTGTTAACACACGGTCAATAATCTTACCGTATTCTGAGCCAGAGTAGTTAGCATCTGGTAGAAGACGGAATGTTACTGGGAATGTGGTTGGAGTGGTACGTGCAAGTGAGAATTGTGACTGTTGTACAGACAATACTCGACGAGCATAATATACACGCTCTGATGCGGTTGAGCTAGCTGTTGGAGCTAGACCTACTGCAATTAATTGACGCTCTGTTGGAGCCGCTCCTAGGGAACCTGCCTCAAGACCTAAAACGTCTTTCTTAGTTAGTCCAGTTCCTGATGTTGATAAAGATGATGCATTCTGTCCGAATACCGCTACAATGTTTTCTAGAGTACCTTCTGACATTTCTGTTGCAATCATAACCTCCATTGCAGATTTAAACAGCTTAGCTGTATCTAGCAATTGGTCAACGGTTACTGAATCGTATGTTGGGTTGTAAGTAATTTGAAGACCGTTGTTAGTAAAACCAACGTTACGATATCCAAACTTACCTGCTTCTTGATCTACTGCATTTAATGAAGTTGTGTATGAAACTCCTGATGCGAAAGCTGGTACACCAACTGTTGTTGCACCTGAAGCTACCGCTACACCTGCTTCTGCGTTAGCAATATAATCTGCATCGTTTACGTCAACTGTTGATAAAAACAGTGGTGACGCACCAACGAGAATATTTTTTGCATTACCTACGGATTGTGCCATAGTTTTGTTTCCTCCTATATTTCAATATATATATATTTAAATCTTAAGTTCAAGCTGGCTAGGCTTCTTTCCTCATGTCCTATAATACGGCATAATGAGGTCTAAAGCAATTTAAAGAAATCGACCAGTTTGGTCTGTTATTCTTGAATATTTAGCCTCTAAAATAATGTCTGTTGACAGGAAGCCTTTTAGCTCTTCGGATGGTTCGGTAGGGGATATATCGGCTATAAAAATACTATGGAATTTAAACTTGTTATTTAGGGACTCAAACCTATTTACATCTTTTGCAGAGTCATCCATTCTCCTAAATAGGTCGGTCATAAAATTTCTTATTTCATTAATTTCTGAGACATCTGTGGAGTAAACTGTAAAGAGAATTTGCTCACAGCATATTAGCCAGTTGTCCTCGTATGAAAGACCAATCTTGTCATAAATTATATGCTTTTTTCCACTCAAGAATTGGTTCATTTCTGGAGATTGTTGGACTGGAATAATAGGGACTATTGCACTTCCTACGTTATCGCTATAATAATCATCCTCATCAAATATCTTTGCCTCTAATAGTTCTGCCCATAAGAATTTTCTTATTTCTAGCATAGCGTCTAATTTAAAATTGGCTGTCATATCATTGACGCTCCAAATGCTTTTTCTGATGCTGCGTCCGCCATTGATCTAATTAAATTTGGAGAAAATGAGTACTTAACTGTTCTGATTGTGGCTGGAATTCTTAGAGCCCTTAGTGACTCTGAATTAAATAGTTCTTTAAATCCAGATTTTTTAATAGAACTATTTACCAATTCCCCACTAAAGAATCTTGAATATTGTAATTTAAATTGATTCATTACACTAGTTCCTCCTGGCCTTTTAACGGTCACTGAGGCACCTTTAGGCATAAACACTGTATTACCATCAACTTCAAATACTAACCTCTCAGAATGGCGTGGAGCAATTTTAAGGGGCATGCCAGCTTCCATGATAGAAGCTTTTGCTGCAAATACATGTCTACGTTTACTATTTGATGCTGGGACTAATGACTTAGACATAAGGAATTCAAAATCAATTTTAAACGATATTCCTTCAGAATCTATAGATGTTAACTTAAATAATCTAGCATTCTTATTTCCAGACTTTTTCCATTCATATACATGGTGAAATGATTTAGGCTTTGTTCTTGCCTGAGCATCTATATAATTTCCAAAATCTTTTTCTATTTGAGTAAATACTATTTTTTTAAAAGAATTTTTAAACTTTTTGCTATTACTTAGTTTGGCTATTACATTAGCTTGGTAATATAAGGCTGCTGATATTTGCGCCACATTACTATCATTAATGGCGCCCTTTGGATTTTTATTATACATTAATCTCTCAAGACCAGAAGCAGCCTGGAGAAGCATTGCGTTAGATTCCAATTTGCTGATTCTCCGATCTCTTTAGGGATGAGTTATAAGCAATCACTCTTCCAAATGGATCTGTCATTGGTGTTGTTCCCATTACTTCAAATACTGTTGGGGTCTCGTTTGGATAATTAATTTCATTCCAGATTGTGTTACCCTCAACATCTCTTATGTTGGTTACTTTTTCTCTGGCCGTTAATTTTTCAGAAGTTCTTACCTGGATGATTTGATCATTTAAATACTTGTTTGAAAATATTTGTTTGTCGCTAGAACGAGTCGTTGCAGAGTTGCTGATTACACCCTTTGCGTGACATGCAATTGTTTTATAGTAATTCCATTCTTTTACAATTGCGCCCGTATCTTCATTTTGAATTTCAGACTGTCTATAAACATCTAAATTCATAGACAAGACAGAGTCTACGATGCTACTCATTATATAATCTCTGCTTTAATTGTTAAGACATATTCGGCTAAAAGATTATCTGCTAGGGCATTACCTGTGCCAGTGTAGGCATCTCCCCTGTACTCAAAGTCCCAGTCAAATGTCGATATAGACTTTACGTACTTGTTGCGCCATACAGTATCTTTAGAAAAATAATCTTTCATCAATTCAGCTGTTGCTAATTCTACGTTCTCAGGAACCTTTTCCCAGCCAAATCTTGCAAATACTTTGTAGGGAACTCCAGAGTTAAACACTCCTGAATAATCGTGAATGCTTGGAGGAACCATTCCATTAGCAGTGTATACGGTATTGTCTACAATTCCTGCTCTATTAATTCTAATTCCATATCCGCTTTCAGAAATTTGAACTGGAAAGTTCCAGTTGTCAATATTGTTGATGTTATCTAAAAGCAATATGTCGTTTACGGACAAAGTGTGTAACTTATTTATTTTAGCTGGTAGAGGAAGGGTATCATACTCATGCCCATATACCATTACAGTTTCATCATAAAGATAAAACTTTTGACCTGTGTATTGCTCTATTTGCTTACGAGCATATCTTTCTGCTCTAATTAATTCCTTGTAAGACTTATATGATGGGTCTGAAGAATCTGTGCTGTATCCAAGATCTTGAATATAGTTAAAATCTACGTATGGAGTTATTACTTGTATCTCATCTGTTCTTACTACCGCCACTCCTCCCACGGAGTATTCCCAACTAACCTTTAATGTCTTGTTTCTATTTGTAAGAGCATAAGGGACGTTAACATAATATGTTCCAGGATTATTTTCGTCTAGGGTAGAAGTTATTGTGTTAAGTACGGTTGTTGATAGTACGGCAGGACTAATTGTTGCATCTAGCGTTACGTCATATATTTTTACAACAGGCAAGGCGTCAGCATCTGCAATGTCACCATTCCAAAAGATCTGATGGACAATCGGTGATTGTGAATTAATTAATATCTCTGCCATATTAAAAGGCTTAGATTAGTTATAGAAGTCTTGAACTTCCTTTGGTGTGGCTAATCTAAAACCTTCCTCCCTATCAAAAATTTCTTGAGCTTGTTCTTCAGACATTGCTACAAATGGGTGTGTACTTGTAAATGTAAATCCCATAGCATCGTATCTATGATTTGCTCTTTCCATTCTAACTAAAACTGAATCTTTGTCTTGACTCTTTTTAGCATCAAATCTTGGTAAAACTTCAATCTCTTCTTTATTGTCGTCTATGTCTTTAATAGTCTTTTGATATATTGACCATGTCACGCCTTCTTCAGCTAATGATGCAATGATATCGTTCTTGCTTTTTAATGCTTGTATGTCTACGCCAAAGTCTTCGGCTATTTTTTTTATTTCAGATAGTTTTAATGTCTCAAATGACATATATTCTCCTTAGTCTAGTTCTTTAATTATATCATTACTAAATTCAAATGAAAAGCCCCCAAAATTAATTGGGGGCTTTTATTTAGACTAATTCCTAATTAGGAAGCAATCTTAACGTTCTTTACTACTACCCAAGCGTCTGCTTGCTCAATTTGAACGCCAACACGAGTATACATTGTGTACTCGATTGAGTCCTTCTTTGGCCAGAAGAATCGGTATACAGTTACATCACGCTTGATACCAATAACTACGTTATTTGGGAATGTCAAGTGGACGTCACCGTGTGATCCTGTTGCTCCTGAGTATGAGCCAGTTTGTGTCTCGCTTAGTAGCGGAACTTCAACAATTGGAATACCAAATGCGAAAGGTGCTACGTATCCTGCTGGACCGCCTAGTGGCTGTACGCCTCCACGGATAACGCTTGAAGCGATATCTTGTGGGTTAGCTGATCCATCTGCACCAAGTAATGATGCTGAGTATAAGTAATCTTGAATCAAGTTTGAACCTGACAAGAAGCGAAGGTCTGTACGACGTTGCTTGTACTTACGTGGAAGTGCCTTTAATGCGCTATTAAATGTAGCACGACTAATTGCGGCTCCACCTGCATCTACTACGTGACCGTTTGCTTTTGCAAGCTTAACTGTTCCGTCAAATGCTTTGTAAAGTTGATCAGATGATAGAGCTGTGTTTCCGTTAAGAACCAAGTCTTCAATATCATTACCAGCCTGTGTTGCCATCAGACGTGCAATATGATCTTCTAGATCTGCACCTTCAATGTTGTCTTCTAGAGACTCAGTTGAAAGTTCCCAATCTAGACGTAACTTCTTTGTTGTCAAAGAAATTTTTGAGAATGTCACAGCAGAGTTGCCACTGTTTGCGTCATCTCCTTCTGTCGCAAGCTTCATAAGCTTTTCGCCTACGCCCATGCGATCAATTTCAGTTGTATCAGATTTCATTCTAACGGTACGTGCGACTTTACCAATTACGGTTGCGTCGAACATGTAGTCTAGAAATCGAGCTGATTGTTCTGGATTAAGTAATCCACCATTGCCACTTTCTGACCCTGTGTGAATTCCCTCTCCTCCAGTTGTTGAAGCGAAAGTGCCTGTGGCTGTTGTGCCAGTTGCAATTGCCTTTTCTAATAATTCATTGCTCATAATTTGTTTACCTACCCTTTATTTAAATAGTTCGTTTACGGAACCGAGGAAAGAACCATTCCATTTTGATTTTTGGATTTTTACTTCCTGAGACCCGCCAAGGTCTGAGGACTTCTTAATTGCAGTCTCTGATTCTACTGCATCGACACGCTTTTCTACACCATCAATCGTGTTTTTGATGTTCTCAACAGTTTTGTTGAGTTCTGAGTGTTGTTCTGCCAACTCTGATATTCTGGCTTCTACGCTCTTGCTAAAAGATTCAACTGTTTCTTTAATAGTTGTAACTTGTGCTGCATTTGCTTCTGAAGCCTTGCTTAGAGTTTCTGAGAAAAAGCCTTTTAGGTCACCTAACATTTTTGCAAAATCAGGTTCATCAACGACGACTTCTGAGACGTCTGCTGCTTTTTCAACGATTTCGGCAGAAGCATCTGCTACTACATCTTCTGTAACAGCTTTTTCAATTACTGCTTCTGCAGGGATTGAAACTTCTACTGGAGCAGTTTCTTCAACTGCTACTGTTTCTGTGTTTTCTGACACTTCATTACCTCCTTTTGCGTTTGCCTGTTTTGCTATTTGTGTTTCAGGCAACGTAAATCTTGACTTCTTAAATGAAGCAAGAATTTTATCTATTTCTTTTGCTTTGTTAACATCGTTAGTTTCTACCCAGCCAATTAAACTTGCTAGTTTGCCAGTTACTGGTGAGGTATAGGTTGCTTCTGTTGACATAAATACGGAATCACTATCTTCACAATAAAAAATATTTTCCGTAATGGTATCTGCTGCTATTCCTTTAAAAATTAATTGTCCATTCATTTTTTGAATAGATAAAATATTACATAATTCATTTGCTGGTGAATCTACAACTGATAGTTCTATCAATGAGTATTCTTTAATAAATCTTACTGGATTTCCTGTAGACTTATTTACTTCGTTTTCTGAATCTACAATCTTTCCGCCAATTGAAAATCCTTGAAGAGTTCCGTCTAAAACCTTTTCCCAGGTATCTTGTGCGCCTTTTGATATGTATGCATCTACATATACTCCATTATAAAATTCACCTGATTTTGTATCGTAATAAGTTTCTGGTCTAAATGAAACCATTTTACCAACTGCATTGGATGAATGCATTTCTCTGATATTGCCTCTAAAACCTTCAAAAGCTTTTAAGCTTGCCTCTGCGGTTACAACATCTCCTGTTTGATCAATGTTGTCTAGTGTTGCAAAACCAGAAACTGTTCTCTTTTCACGATTGACTTTTGTGAAAGGAATAGATAAACTAATATCATCGCCATTACTGGACCAATAAGATTTTTCGATATTCATATGCTTAATTTTATCTTTGTATACATAAAAAGGCAAATAACTAGTTGCCTAATAATTAAGCTGTGGTTCTACCCTCACCTTTTGGATTTCTGGCCTCCCCAGAAATATCGGGAGAATTTGCAGATCTCTCCTGAGTTCTTTGTCTTGAATTACCAGCCTGGGCTCTTTGCTCTGCCGCTCCCTGTGCTTTTAAATCAACGACATCATCTCCGCCATCCCTAGGAACCATGCCCTTTCTAATTCTAACTTCATTTGGGGTAATTACTTGCATTCTTAAATATCGCTCATCAATTTTAGACTGAGTGTCCTCATCTGTTAAAGTTAATTCATTAAATTTAAGCATTAATGCATCTGTTTTTTCTGAAATAATTCTATTTAATTTTTTCTCTAAAATATCTTGTGCTGGTCTACATACTTGCTCTTTAAACATTTTATCTGCATCACGAGCAGACGCCAAACTAATTCCCTCTGGAACCCCTATTTTATTTATAGGAACTCTATGAGCTAATAGTATTTCATCTCTATTTGATTTACGATAAACATTAAATGAAGACTCTTGAGAGTTTGCCTCAATTGGCTCCATTTTAAATTCAACTTTTGAGTCTGGGCTATCTGGTGGAAGTGGGACATATAGAGATCTATGATTTTTACCCTTTAGCCCTACTTGAAAAAACTCCAATAGTTTTCTTTCAGATTCTGGTGAGAGCTTTGCGCCCTTAACAGTAATTATATATCTTGGAACTGCTTTATTTTCAAAATAATCTAAATTATATTTACCAGCAAACTCATTGCCAGCCATTGATGTTTGTGCTGCGACTATATCTGGCAAGCCATAGTAATTGTTCATTGGTGTATATTTCTTTAAATGAATAATTTCATTTGGTCTATCTGTTCCGTCGGCTATTGGATTAGGAGTTTCTTGATCACCGAAATTTCTAAAGTATACGGCTTTTCCGTATAACAATTGAATAAATCCATCACGCAAACGACGAACACGCATGGTCTTAGCTGGGATATGTCCGACATATCCTATGTTTCCTGAAGTAGTTCTACCAATTTCAATAAATCCATTACCCGTAGCTTCTAAATCTGTATAGGCTTTAATTAATGTTTCTGTAAATGTTTCTTCTTCATTTGTTTCTTCTAGCCAATTATCTAAATCTTGGCGAAGCTTGTTTAATTTTCTACGTGCTCTATCTAATTGTTTGTCGTCTGAAATATTGTCTAAAGCATCATTTGCTTTTTTTGTTTCTATAAATGTATACCCAAGTCCTACAATATTTGCAACCTTTGCATTAATTGCTGCGTAGTTGTACGGTGATATTTCATAAATTTTTGAAAGGTATTCTAGGTTATAGACTGGTTGAACCAAATCGAACATTGCATATCCAGTAACTGCCTGTTGCAATAAATTTTGTTGCGTTCCAGTTCCGTCTTGACCAATAAATCTTTTTGAAAACTCTCTAGACATTTTTCGTCTAAAATTAGTGCTGAGGCCATTAACTTTTTTTAATTCTGATTCTCCGATATTAAATGGGTCATTATCTACTACAACCTCTTTGCTATTAAATCTTGCCCAATCAGCAGAATTTGATATATCTATATTTTGAACAAACTCTGTATCATCATTAATAAATTCCATTAAGGCTTTCCTCCATTTTTAATTGAATCTTTGTATACGCCGATATCTAGCGGATCTGGTGTTAGACCCCAATCTAATCTTTGTTTTTGATGTTCAAATTCTTCATCATCGATTTTACGTCTGCCTGATAAAAATTTAGGTTGGCCTTCGTATATTCCAAATGATCTTACTTCTCTAGCCAATAAATCTATCTTTGATCGATTACCTTTTTTAGCTGTTATTGATAAAAAGTTTCCATCGTCATCGCCAATCCATCTTCCGTCTGGCATTTCCCATACGTATATTCCTAAAGTTGTTTCTTCTATTACTTTTTGATTAACATTTTTAATATCCATTAGGTATTAATTCTACCATTACTTGTGGTTAAAGTCCATATTTTGTCAAGACAATTGACAGGATTATGAGTTTTGTATCACAAGCCAGTCATTATTATATAGGTTTATTGAATTTTCGGACAAGGTTATGGAAGATCCGCTGGTTTGATAGGACTGCCTAGAGGTATATAAATCATAATGATTAATAATCTTATTATAGTCTAGCAATTCCTTATAAAATGACATATATTGATATAAAGATTTAACTGATCCAGAGGATTTATAATTTACTGTAACTTCCCCATATATTGGAGCTGTAAAATTAATAACGACATGGTGTATATCATTTACCTTAAATATATTAGATATTAGGGTTTGGGAAGATACATCTACCCCATTAACATATATAGAGGCTATATTTGTTTTATTAATTGACCCATTTGTATTCCATGAATATTCGCTAGCCGCTCCTACTCCGTTTACAATAGAGCTAACAAGTAGGCTTTTGTTTAAAGAATAGGGAGTATAAAAAAATTCTATAGACTGCTTTAATTCAGAAAGATTAATTTTAAATCCAGAGTTTTCTGGGACCAATGCCCCGTTTCTCGGATCTCTATTTACAATTGAATACACATCTTTACCTAAATAAAAATCTAGGCCTTGAATTTTTGATAAATAACTTGATCCATTTTTAGAATACATTATTTGATTATTATAAAAACTAATATCTAAATTATATAATTTTGGTAGATACTTAGATATGTTTCCAGAAGACATTATTATTTTTATATTTAAAACCTTACTGCTACTAAATTCTGAACTTTTGTATTGTGGAATAGATTCTCCATTTACACATGCGCTATAGTTTATTCCGTCTGTACTGGTTTGAACAGTTATCCCATTATCCGCAAACCATTCTATTTTTGAAGAATCCATAATTGTCGCCGCTGGTAAATATATAGTATCTGTCAATATAACTGTTTTGCTATCAAGAGTTTCGCCTTTTTTAATTTGAATATACTTATTTGTTTGATCATAATATAAATCGTCTGTTATTAATTCTTCCCATGTTCTATTAAAAGGATAAGAATATGTAAAAACTTTACTTATATCGGTGTCATAAAATTCAAAAAATTCTCCATTATCTGTTTGAGATATTTGAGAAGGATTAGTATGGCTATGATTAGAATAGTGATCTAGTATTTTTACATAAGGCAGCCCGTATCTATATACCGCTACGTCATCTATTAAAAACTTATCGTCTGAGTCTGATGTAGGTCCAGAAGTTAATAATATTTCATTGTTTGTAAATGGATTAGATGATATTAATTTACTTACACAAAGATTACCATCTATGTATATGTGAGCTTCTGTGACTGAATACACGCAGGCTATGTGTATAGATTTATTAATAAATGGTAAAGTATGTTCTAAAATTTCTTGACCTAGTTTAAAAATTATGTTTCCATTTTCATAAAATATTCCAACATTTTTTGTACTGTCTCCTAATATTGTAGTTAAAGAGTCTGTACTTATTTCTGGATACATCCAGCATTCTAGTGTAAAATCATTATCTCCATAATAAATTGTACCAAATCCTCCAGGAGCATTGTTTTTATAATAACTATTAACAATTGGAAATTCTATGCTTTTAGAGGATGTAATTTCTATAGAATGATTACCGCTTGGAGATAAAGGAAAATGTTTTGGATTATTATTAAAGTCTCCTACATATAAACCAAAATTAGAGCATCCAGAACTGTCTTCTGCTAAATAGTTAATGTTTCCATATTCTTCATACGCATCTAGAAGATCTTGGTATGTATCATATTTATCTAAAATATCAGTAAAGTCAAAAGTTGGATTTACTGCAACGTCATCTAGTTGCCAGAATCCAACTGGATGGTCTTTTAATATTTTAATCTTATATGACATTTTACCGTTTATCCCCTGATTATTTATTGTGTGTTAATATATTTCCTGCAAAATACCAATTGTATGGATCGCAGCTAAATGTATAAACATCTTTTTCAAGATTTAAAATATTTTTATTTACCTTAGTGACCACTGTTTCTGATATAATTTTATTAATATCTAAATTTTCTGATAATTCATCTGGATTAATAGTTATTAAAAAATCTCCTTCTTGAACTGTGCCTGCTTCGACTACACGATACTCGTTATTGCGTTTTACGAATATTGGATGAGTTTCAGTAAATTGAGCTGTTTTATCGTTGTTAAAATATACTCTTTCCACTTTATTAGAAGCAATTACATTTGTAACTTTAGTATGTACTAAATTATTTAACTTCAAATCTTGCACATTAATTTGTAATGGAGTTGCATTTGATTCTTCGGTTAATGATTCTAAATTAACTGTTAAAAGCACATCTTCAATTTTAATATCTCTAGCTTTTTTTGGACCATTGCTAGTTAGTATTAAGGTATCTCCATCTACGCATCTTGTAAAGTATGGACCAAATGCTGGTGGAAAAAATGGAAAGAAAGGTGGTGCAAAATATGGAAAGAATGGAAATGCTGGTGGGAAGAATGGGAAGAATGGGAAGAATGGTGGGATTGGCTCAACTGGTGGGACGTATGGTGGAAAATCTGGGAAGAAAGGAAAGGCTGGTGGGAAAAATGGAAAGAAAGGTGGAAAGAAAGGTGGAAAGAAAGGTGGAAAGAATGGTGGGACATAAACATAATACTGAAATGGTATAGGTGTTCCAAGTGGTACTACTGATCCGCTAGTTAATCCTTGTGAATATATTACTAAATTATTTGATTCTGTATTTGTATCTGTGGTTGTTTGTATGTATATAAATCCTAAATTTGTTAAATATGTTTGCGTAGTAGTATAAGATTGTCCAGTAATATTTGGAACTGAAGTTTTTCTTACTCCGTGTCTACCACGACTTGATTTTGGCATTTTAGGCGCTCAAATCGCCAAGTGCAACCCAAAGATTATTTCCTCTTTTTATTAATGTTACAGATGACCATTGTGATCTTAATTTTAATCCAGGAGTTGCATTAACAGTAACACCTGTATCTCCTGCAATTGTAACTTGTGAAGATCCAGTTTGAACAATATCAACTGTTGATCCTACGGCAAATATCTCTGAGTCTGTCGGTACGGTTATAGTTCCTCCGCTTGACATTTCTATTAGCTTTCCAAGATCTGAAGATACTATTGTGTAAGATGAAGATTTTTGTGCAATTGTAAATACTGAAACTAAATCTTGTCCAGCTGCACCAGTTTCTCCAGTTGCTCCAGTTAAACCAGTTTCTCCTTGAATACCTTGAATTCCTTGTATGCCTTGTTCTCCTTGCGGACCCTGCGGACCAGTTGCGCCAGTTGCACCAGTATCTCCTGTGTCTCCCTTGTCGCCTTTAAGTCCTTGAATACCTTGTATTCCTTGATCTCCTTGTGGACCTCTTATTGTTCCAACATTTATCCAAGAAGATGTTGATTGTGACCAAACATATAAATCATTATTAATTAAATATGCATCTGCAGGACTTCCAGTAGGATGTGCTGCTTGTAGCGCTGTTAAGTTTGCATAAGAGCCAAGTATATTAACACCAGTTCCCTGTTCTCCTTGAATTCCCTGTATGCCTTGGATACCTTGTTCACCTTGTGGCCCAGTTGGTCCAGTTGCACCAGTTGCTCCAGTTTCTCCTGTGTCTCCTTTGTCGCCTTTAAGTCCTTGAATACCTTGTTCGCCTTGAATACCTTGTACGCCTTGAATTCCTTGTTCGCCAGTTAAGCCAGTTGCACCAGTATCTCCACGAGGAATTGTAAAACTTATTGTTTGGCTTGGCGATGTGCCCGCAATTGTAACTGAGGCAGATGAGCCTGCGTTTCCAGTTGTTACTGTTCCTACAGATAAAACGTTTGATGGCCCCGTTGCGCCAGTTGCGCCAGTTGCGCCAGTTGGACCAGGATGATTGTCAATATATTCAGAAATATCAGCAGCTAAATATGAAATGTCTCTTGGGATGTCTGGGGAGTCTGTGTAATCTGGAAATCTCCAGTTTTTATCATTTGAAATAGTGGCCATTTTTAAATTATACCACCTTGTTGGGTTTTACGCCAAAATCCAGGAGACATATATTTAATTCCAGAAATAACTGGTAAAGACTGATGGTAGTAGGGCTCCACAGATGGAAATATTACAATGCTTCCTGCTTCTGGCTTTATAGTTATATCTTGATTTGGAAAATTAATTTCTCCACCTTCATAATTATCATTAAGATATAGCACTACTGATATATTAGGGTCATCTCCGTTATTATAATCATCAACATGTGGCCCCATAGATTTTCCAGTAGAATATTTACTTATAGACAATGGCATTAGGCTACCTATATTTATTGAATAATATTTTGAATAATCTTCTGACGAGTCGACTATTGCTTTTTTAAGAATATAGTTTATTTTTTGTATATCCTGGTCTGTATCGTATTCGACAGAGCTACTAAATCTTTTTTGATATCCAAAAACATACTCTTCGTCCCCGCTTGCAATCCATTCTTGCCATACAGGAATACTTGTATTATTATTTAAATTTTTATCTGATGCCTCTATTAAATCAATTAAAGATTCTGGATTTTTTATAACATTTTTGTAGTAAGATATTTTATCAAATCTTTCTACATTAAGCATATTTGTTTCCTTTTAGCCATTCTTCTTTTTGAATTGCTTGTTGCCTTCTTACTTCTTTTTCTTCTTCTTCCCATCGATCTAATGTTTCTTGATCATAAACTGAATCTGCGTAGTCCCAGAATGAAACCATGGTGTATCTTGTACCTTTAGTTATTTCTGATACTCCGTGAATATTTTCATAACCACCAGGAAAAACATAATAAGAATAAACATTTGGTTTAAACGATAAATACGTTTCCATATTATTATCTTTATCACAAAAGTATAGTTCTCCGCCCTCATAGTCGTCATTAAGATACAATATTCCTACATATTTATTTATTTCAAAAGCATTTGGTTTTCCATCATTATCTGAATTATCTGAGTGCGGGCTTGCAAATCCTCCAATGTCCCATTTTTGTGCATGAGATGTATTTGCCCTAACTTCTCTTTCAAATACTGTTTGAACTGCTTCTTGATATTTATCTTTTAATTTATCAAAAAATCCTTCTGGGAGATCAAATTTTTTCATTGTTTCTGCATCTGTTTTAATTCCTTTTCCAGATGATCCATAAAATGCAATATCTCCCCAGTCAACATCACAATTTTCAAAAAAGTTTATCATTTTTGGAACAATTTGAGGATCTATAAAATTAGGAATTTCTACTATTGTATTTACTTTAACACCAAGGACTCCCATTTTATCAACAGGAACTTCTTCGTTTTGCAAATAAATAAAATTAGATTTATCTATATGTTCTATAATTCCATTTTTCATTCTTTTTCCTCTTTTGCTTTAATCTCTAAATTTTCTTCTTTTTGTATTTTTTTTAATTTATGTGTACCATCGCAATATGGATACGCATTAGACCTTCCACAAGTACATTGTTTCATAAATATTTACCATTATCTTTTCCCATAAATCTATTTACAGATTCTGAATCTATTTGATTATCAAAAGCTTCTTCTTTTATTCTTTCTTTTTCCATCTGTGCCCATAAGTCTTTTCCATATTTTTTTTGATTATCTAGCCATTCTTTTGAACCTTCATATTTATATTGCCAAAAAGATCTTATCATATATCTATCGTTTCCAAAAGCTTTTTTAACTCCGTGGTAGTACGGTGGTCTTGAAGGGAAAACAATTACGTCTCCCTTTTTTGGTTTATAAGAAATAAACTCATCATTAATCTTAAAACAAATTTCGCCATCTTCATAGTCATCGTTAAGGTAAAAAGTAGTAGTTATGCCAAATTTATTACCTGGGACCTCTTTTTCTGCTTGTACGAAATCTGTATGGTAATTCATAAAATAATTTTTAGATACGCCTTCACCATTTTTAATATATTTATTAATTGAAGCTGATTGTTTATAGTAATTTGGTAAAGAGGTTTCTGGGTACATTTTTAGAAAATGACTGGTTACATCATAAAAAATTTCTCCCACCTCTATAGATAATGTTTTTTTAATTTGTTTTTCAAACTCATTTTCATTAATTTCCCAATCTCTTGAATTTATAAATTCATTTCTTGTTGGAAAATTATCAAATTCTAAAACTTTTTCTGCTAATGCAGTCATTTCCCCAAATGTATACCATGAATCCCAACTAGTTAATTTTTTTGATTTTTCTAAAAAACTATCAACATCATTAAAAACATTTTTATAAACATTTATTTTAGGATATATAGAGATAAACTCTATCTCTTTGCTCATAGTTGTTTTTCTCCAGTGTGCTTTAATATTGTCCAAAAAAATGGGATTACATATCTAATGCCACTTGTAATTTCAGTAACACCATGAATATAATTCATATCTCCAGGAAAAAAATATGCTGCTCCTGGTTTTGGTTTAAATTGTATGTTATGCTGTGGAAAATATAGTTCCCCTCCCTCATAATCATCATTTAAATAAAATAATCCAGATAAGTCATAGTACGGAAAATCATTTGGTTTTCCTGCGTCTAATCCCTCATGAAGTTCTTTATCAGCATGAGGGAGTTGTTTATATCCTGGCATCCACCTTACTATTGCTGGGCTGGTGGGAAACGCATCGACTTTAAAAAAGTTATCTACTTCAATTTTTAATCTATCAACCATTCTTCCAATAACATTTGAAATTTCTGGGTCCGCTTTATCTAAAATAGGTCTAGACGCTACCCTATTATCCCAATAAGATGAATCATAAATAATTGTTCCATTTTCATTATAGTGTGTTTGTGTGACGTCCCACTCTGATATATTTCTTGCACAATTAGATAGGAATTCTAACTCTTCTGGTGTCATAAAATTTTCTCTTGCTTGAATCATATCTGGAGAAGATCCAAAAAATCCAGATGGTGTTATAGAAATCCTATTGTTATAATTTTTTGTATCATTAGCTAATTCTCTATCCATATATTTATTATACCATCCTATTCATAGTTTCTTTTAGACCAAACTTCATTTTTATAAACTCCACCATCTTTTACTCTATATTTATCGCTGTTATTTTGATTTTTTTTATATAGACTATTTGGATTTTCTATAAAAACTTCTGAGTGCCAATCTTCTCTTTTAAATGGAATTATTTGTGCATAAGGTGTTCCTGCTGGAATCACGCCTTCAAATCCTTTTATAATAAAAAAGGGCATTGTACCTGGTAAATTTATTTTATCATTATCTACAATTCCTGCAGACATAAGAAATGGCAAGTCAAATCTATTAAATGGGGTTGTATATAATGCACTATATCCTTCTGGAAGTTCTATTGCCCAGTCTGGATACCATGCAAAATGTTCTTTATAATATCCCTGCGGATGAACAAATTGCGGCATTGGTTGTCTTTCAGAACAAAAGTCTTTATATTTTTCTTCTTTAATTTCTACTGACATTTTATTATTTTTTAAATAAAATTTAACATCGCATGGAGTTTTTAAAACATATCCTGTTCCAAGAATATCAAATATTGCTGGACACGCTTTCCAGGTTGGTATTTTGCCTCCGTCTGGACCTTTCCAGTAATCTTTTGTTAATGGATTTATTGCAAATCTATCTGCTTTCCTAAACCATTCTGGTATTTCTTTAATTGATGGGGAGGGTTTTGATATACTATCTTTGTTTAGCCATGGTCTATTAGAAACAAATTTAATTTTATTATTCATTATTTTTATCCAAGGTATTATCTATTACTTTTAGTTTTAATGATTTAACTTCGTGTGATCCAACTGAATTTTTATTTTCATCTACAGCATCTCTATACCAGTCTGTCCACTGCCCAGATTTGTTTATTTCTTGAGCAGCATCTCCATAACTTTTTTGTTTTTGAGCATATTCTGGATTGTGTATAAAATTTTCTATTTCTATAAACTCATCCTTTAATTTAGTTAATGAAATTGGAATAATTGTTGCTATTGGAGTGCCAGCTTTTATTATAATTTCTTTATTTGCAGTTTTTGCTTTTATTGCTAATGGTAATTCGTTTGGATAAAATGATGTACTAATTAATGAAGCCATTACTTCAAAGTCTTCATAAAAGTAATTTAAACAATTTATAGTTAATAAACTGACGTCTTGTTTTGATTTAAATATTAAACCAGTCATAAGACTAACTGTTCCTTGTCCTCTACCAGTATATCCGTATTGCTCTCCAGACAATATTTTAACAGTATCTGGTGTTGTATCTGTTATTCCATTCCATATAAATTTTAAATCAACTGGACAAGAGAGTGTCCAGCCAATTGAATTTGCCATAGTGACAGGAAAACAATGATAAGCATGTTTATCAGGTGTGTTTTCCATCCAATCTCTTTTTATAGAAAGAGGCTCTATAATAAATGAGTCTGGATTAGTCTTGTACGCTTTTAGTATTGACACTAGTTGCCAGTATCTTGATACATTTCCTGAGTATGGAATTTAGCACTATAATCTAACATTGTAACCAAAGAATATTTAGTTCCTGATTTAACTACTTTAGCTTGATGAGGATACATATATGTAGATGGGAATATGTATAAATCTCCTGTTTTTGGCTTAATATTTAAATTTTGTAATCTAAAATATAACTCTCCACCTTCATAGTCGTCATTTAAATACCCTACCAATGAAACTGTACAGTTATAGGAGAACCCATGATCATGATGTTCCATAAAGTGATGACCAGGCACATATTTAATAAAATTAAAAGCTTCCCAGTATTGCAGTTTATGTATATTATGTTTTTTACAATAATCTTGAACTGCTGGTGCTTGTTTGTCGTAGCAGTCTTGCCATATTTGCTGTAAAGATAAAGAAACTTCTGATTTGTCTTGCTCTATGTCTGTTTTTTTAAATTTAAAATCAACGCATTCTCTATACTCTGGCATTCTTTCTTGATATCCAACATATGCTGGTTGCCAGGTGTAATTTGGAGACTTGCCATCTAGTTCTTTTTCTAATCTTTCAATTAAATTTAAATCTTTTGTTAAAACATCTCTGTACACCCAAATTCCAGAACCTAAATCTTCTGCGCTAGACCATGTCTGAGTATTTGTCATTTGTTCTCCTTATGTCCTAATAGATTAATATCCATCATAACTACAACTGAATACTTATCCCCAGAAATCATTGGTTCTGAAGAGTGTTCATATATATAGTTTGATGGGAATATCACTACATCACCACGTTTTGGTTTGTATACTAATTTGTCTAATCTTGGAAATGCTATTTCTCCGCCTTCGTAGTTATCGTTTAAATAAATTACAGCAGATACTGTACAATTATAATGCGGTCCATGATCTGCATGAACTCTAAAGTGTTGTCCTGGGCTTGTGTATTTTACAAAGTTAAATGCTTCATAATATATTACATTAATTCCCCAGTATTGACAATAATCATCTATACATTTTTTTAATACATCATATATTGATTTATGCATATCTAAAAGTTCTGCATTGTTTTCATTTCTTTGTCCAAGGTTTTCTGGCTTGAATTTAAAATCAACACAGTCTCTTGCAGATTTTACTGGCTTGTCGGAAGTTGTAACTTGTGCCTCTGACCATTTATAAAGTGATCCGTTAGTTAATTTATCTTCTAATGTTTTAATTGATGTTTCACAAACATCGCTTGTAATAGCTGATTGATAAATATTTAATCCAATTCCTGGATTTAAAACTTTAATATTTCCAAAAGATCTTTCTACTCTAAAAGAAGTTGATTCCGACCTATCTTTTGTAAACCAAGGATTGCTGTCTATATCATAAATATCTGACATTTTATTCTTTCTGCTAGAAATATATTATATATAATTATATATATATTGTCAAGATTATTAGGGCCTTTTGGGCCCTAATAATTATTTTACTATTTATTGTGAGTTAATATATTACCAGCAAAATACCAGTTATATGAATCACAACTAAATGTGTATACATCTTTTGGTGAATCTAAAGTTACTTTATTTACCTTTGTAACCTCTATTTCTGATATCACCTCTGGCATAGACAGTGTTTCTTTTAGAGACTCTAGATTAATTTTTATTAAAGAATCTCCTTCTTGCACTGTGCCTGCTTCTACTACACGATATTCATTATTTCGCTTTACGAATATTGGGTGAGTTTCAGTAAATTGAGCTGTTACGTCATCGTTAAAGTAAACTCTATCTACTTTATCTGAGGCTATTATATTTGTCACTTCAGTGTGTACAAGATTTCCTATTTGCAAATCATTGACATTTATTTGAAGTGGTGCAAAGTTAGACTCTTCAGAGATTGCTTTAGCGTCTACTGTTAGCAACTTGTCACCCATCTTAATATCTCTAGCAGGTTTTAATCCTTCGCTTGTTAATATTAAAGTGTCTCCATCTACGCATCTGACGAAGTAAGGTCCAAATGCTGGTGGGAAGAACGGTCCAAATCTTGGTGGGAAGAACGGTGGGAAGAACGGGAAGAATGGGAAAAACGGTGGGAAGTACGGGAAGAACGGTGGGAAGTACGGGAAGAACGGTGGGAAGAACGGGAAGAATGGGAAAAACGGTGGGAAGTACGGGAAGAACGGTGGGAAGTACGGGAAGAACGGTGGGAAGTACGGGAAGAACGGTGGGAAGAACGGTGCCGTTGTAGTTACAGAAGCGGTGGTTGCTCCCAAAGACGTTCCATTAGCATTTATTGCATAAATTGTATAGGTCTGTGATGTTCCTCCAGTTTCTGAAATTGTTGCTGGTGAAGTTTGATTTGTGTACTCAGGTCCATCTGAAGAAACAACGGTATAGCTTGTAATTGTCTTACCGCCAGTTCCTCCTGATGACCAGGAAACGCTATCTTGATTTACAGTTGGTGAAGATGCGCTTACAGAAACAGGTTGTGCTGGTACAGTAGTGATTAATGTCGAACTAGATGATGTTGCAGCAGATGTTCCAGCAGCATTAGATCCAGTTACTAAAAATACATAAGAGGTGTCAGATGATAATCCTTCTACTCTATATGATGTATTTGATGTTGTAAAAGTTGATGAGCTAGGATTTGTTGTTATTGAGTAAGAAGTTGCTGGCGGTGATCCAGCTGGTAGCTCCCAAGAAAGATCTGCTGCGCCATCGTTATACGTCCTACTTGTTCCAACATCTGTTACAGTTAAATTTTCTACGGGTTTTGGCTCTAAAAAGTCATTTGATGACTGTGATTTTCTACCAGCTCTTTTACTCATTTATAATTCTCCTTATGACTTCAGGTCGCCGTATACTACCCAAGAGTTTTCTGCTCTCTTGAATAATGTACATGATGACCATTGAGTACGTAGTTTTAATCCAGGAGTAGCATTTACTGTTACGCCTGTATCTCCTGCAATTGTAATTAATCCTGTATTAACTCCAAGTATATCTAGTGTTGTTCCTGTTGGGAAAGCAACTGCTGAATTTGTTGGAATTGTAATTGTTACAGGATCTGTAGAGTTTACTTCAATTAATGAATCTCTTTCAGATGCTGCTGAAAGTGTGTAGTTTGCAGTTTTTGAAATAATTGGAGTTCTTGAAGGAACGCCTTCTTTAGTTTGAGTTCCATCTGTAAATGCTACACCTGCTGCTGCAACTGTTACTGTTCCAGTAAATGTTGGTGAATCAAGTGGGGCTTTTAATGCAATGCTGTTTGTAAGTGTTGTGCTTAAGTTTGCATCATTTCCAAGAGCGG